ATCAATGCCATCCAAGTTCACATTATAAATTTGTGTTCCAAATGTGCCATGTATATTTGTTATCATATCAATCGTAATCACACCACCAGAATAACTCTGTACTCGCCCCTCAAATCGATTAGTAGGAACTATGGAATCAACAACTATAACAGAGTTTCCAGTAATATAGGCCAGGTTAGATTCTATTGTGAGTGTTACACTCCCCCCTTCTGTCGGAGCAGGGGTTTCAGCTCCAATCGTTGCAGAAAGGTACCTATCGCCTGAAATACCAGTAGGACCTGTTTCGCCAGTAGGTCCAGTCTCACCAGTAGGACCTGTTTCTCCAGTAGGACCTGTTTCTCCAGTTGTGCCAGTATCCCCAGTAGGACCGGTTTCTCCAGTATAACCAGTCTCGCCAGTAGGCCCTGTCTCTCCTGTTGCACCAGTAGGACCTGTTTCTCCTGTATAACCAGTCTCACCTGTGGGACCTGTCTCTCCTGTTGCACCAGTAGGACCTGTTTCTCCTGTATAACCAGTTTCACCAGTAGGCCCTGTCTCTCCTGTTGCTCCCGTATCACCAGTATGACCTGTTTCTCCAGTTGCGCCAGTATCCCCAGTAGGACCGGTTTCTCCAGTATAACCAGTCTCACCAGTAGGCCCTGTCTCTCCTGTTGCCCCAGTAGGACCTGTTTCTCCTGTTGCCCCAGTAGGACCTGTTTCTCCTGTATAACCAGTCTCACCTGTGGCACCAGTTTCACCTGTTGCACCAGTAGGACCTGTTTCTCCTGTATAGCCAGTCTCACCTGTGGGTCCTGTTTCTCCAGTATAACCAGTCTCGCCAGTAGGTCCAGTCTCACCAGTAGGACCTGTTTCGCCAGTAGGGCCTGTTTCTCCAGTTGCGCCAGTATCCCCAGTAGGACCGGTTTCTCCAGTATAACCAGTCTCGCCAGTAGGCCCTGTCTCTCCTGTTGCACCAGTAGGGCCAGTCTCTCCTGTATAGCCAGTATCGCCAGTAGGACCAGTTTCTCCTGTTGCGCCCGTATCACCAGTAGGGCCAGTCTCTCCTGTATAGCCAGTATCGCCAGTAGGACCAGTCTCTCCTGTTGCGCCCGTATCACCAGTAGGGCCAGTTTCTCCTGTATAACCGGTCTCGCCAGTGGGTCCTGTTTCTCATGTTGCGCCCGTATCACCAGTAGGACCTGTTTCTCCTGTATAACCAGTCTCACCTGTGGGTCCAGTCTCTCCTGTTGCGCCCGTATCACCAGTAGGACCTGTTTCTCCTGTATAACCAGTTTCACCTGTGGGTCCAGTCTCTCCTGTTGCACCAGTAGGGCCAGTTTCTCCAGTATAACCAGTCTCGCCAGTAGGGCCAGTCTCTCCTGTTGCACCAGTAGGGCCAGTTTCTCCAGTATAACCAGTCTCGCCAGTAGGGCCAGTCTCTCCTGTTGCACCAGTAGGACCAGTTTCTCCTGTATAACCAGTCTCACCTGTGGGTCCAGTCTCTCCTGTTGCACCAGTAGGGCCAGTTTCTCCAGTATAACCAGTCTCGCCAGTAGGGCCAGTCTCTCCTGTTGCACCAGTAGGACCAGTTTCACCTGTATAACCAGTCTCGCCAGTAGGCCCTGTTTCTCCTGTATAACCAGTCTCACCTGTGGGTCCAGTTTCTCCAGTATAACCAGTCTCGCCTGTGGGCCCTGTTTCTCCTGTTGCGCCTGTGGGACCTGTTTCTCCTGTATAACCAGTCTCACCTGTAGCTCCAGTTTCTCCTGTTGCTCCCGTATAGCCAGTAGGACCATCAATGCCATCCAAGTTCACATTATAAATTTGTGTTCCAAATGTGCCATGTATATTTGTTATCATATCAATCGTAATCACACCACCAGAATAACTCTGTACTCGCCCCTCAAATCGATTAGTAGGATCTGTAGAATCAACCACTATAACAGAGTTTCCAGCAATATAGGCCAGATTCGATTCTATTATTAGCGTTACACTACCTCCTTCTGTCGGAACAGGGGTTTCAACTTCAATCGTTGCAGAAAGATACCTATCGCCTTGAGGGCCTATATCGCCCTGAGGACCTTCATTGCCTTGAAAACCTTGAGGACCTTCATTGCCTTGAAAACCTTGAGGGCCTTCATTGCCTTGAAAACCTTGAGGACCTTCATTGCCTTGAAAACCTTGAGGACCTTCATTGCCTTGAAAACCTTGAGGGCCTTCATTGCCTTGAAAACCTTGAGGACCTTCATTGCCTTGAAAACCTTGAGGACCTATATAACCTTGAGGGCCTACATTGCCTTGAGGACCATCAATACCATCCAAGTTCACATTATAAATATGTGTTCCAAATGTGCCATATATATCTGTTATCATATCAATAACAATGACACCACCAGAATAACTCTGTACTCGCCCCTTAAATCGATTAGTAGGATCTGTAGAATCAATCACTACAACAGAGTTTCCAGCAATATAGGCCAGATTCGATTCTATTGTTAGTGTTACACTCCCTCCTTCTGTCGGAGCAGGGGTTTCAGCTCCAATCGTTGCAGAAAGATACCTATCGCCTTGAGGACCTACTTCCCCAGTAGGACCAATAATACCCATCTGGCCCTGTTTACCAGTAGGACCCGTTTGTCCCAAACGACCCGTAGGGCCAGCTTTTCCTGTGGGACCGGTTACACCTGTGGGACCACCAAACGCGCCCGTCGGACCTAAGGAACCTGTCGGCCCCGTATCGCCTTTTTCACCACCAAAGGGACCCGTAGGCCCAGTCTGGCCATCCCCTCCACCCGATCCGCGCAATAACACTGCATTCCCCGAAGTATCAATAATTTGATAAATGGGGGTCGGGAACTTTGTCGGCCTGGTTGTGGTAAACCCAGCCCCTGCCGGGTCGATATAATAATACGTGCCAGGTGTAGTACCAACGAAAGGAAGATCTCCCCGCGTCCTGTATTCGCCAAAAGGATTAAACGTGAAATAGTCTTTATCCGGAACACCCACACTCGTGACAACACCGATCGTCTGGACAATTTGCGGAACGTCCCCAATTCCACTCGATTTAGTAAACAGCCCAGTGCCTTCATCCAGATATACGGGATCACCCACAGAAAATGTTGTTTCAGCGTCGACTTGATAAATACTCACGTATTTATTATACGTATTCAAAATTCGAAAGCGCCCGATCACATTTCCACTGAAGTTTGTACTTAAGTTGAATGAATCACTCGGTGTAAAAATGGGAAATCCATCCTCATCGAGTGTGAAAAGAATTGCATTACTTATAATATAACGAGGTGCACCATTAAATGTTCCTCCAGAATCAATACCGGCATTAAATCCATCTACATCGAGCATTTTTGCATAAAATGTCCCACGCCCTGTATTATCATCCAATGGGCTATCTGTTACATTATAAATTTCAATAATTCGCCATGTATAGCCGGTAGAATCGCTCGCCAACCAATCACCGGGGACTACATTATATGCATCGTAATATTGTTCCAGTTGACCTGTTCCAGGATTAAATATGTATGCTGATGTTGAAATTATATCGGGTAATGTACAATATACCAAATATTCATTTCGCTGTAATAAAGCAAAATAAGATGATAAACTCGGTGGTAGGTTCGTAGTATCATAATAATATGTCATATTGACAACAAATGACTTTGGAGGGGCTATATATGATGCTCCTGTTGGGCCTGTTGACATCCTTCCTATTTATATTATGAGAATTACCACAGCCAAGTGCTTAAATTAAGTACTTGGCTCTAATGGCTAGAATGAGAATACAAAGTCACTCCAATGACATAAGGCCACAGAGTGGCCTTAGGGGAGTACTTAACTTCAGTACTAGACGTTACATAACAAATTGTAAATCAATACAAAGATTTGCATTACCATAAATTGGATCAGTACCAACAAGTTGCGCTTGTGTAGTAATAGTTAATGTCAATGGATATGTTGGATTTTTGTTAGATGCAGGCGTAAGTGTTTGCGCTTTCATGTTTGCTATATTGGATGTTGTATTAAGCTGCCTGTTCATACTATCCTTTAAATTATAATATGAACATTGTATGGGAGGCCAATTGTATAATATATTTCTCTGTGATGATACTATTTGTGTATTATATATTTGAAAATTTACAAGTTTTAAATTAGAAGGAGGTGTTATCATATTATTATTAAATACAAACCCATATGTATCATTCGTTGAATTCGGTAATTCCACCATAATATTATTCACTAAAGATAGTTTTCGAATTGTTTTAAAGCTGTATGTTGAGCTGATTTTATAAAAAAATATACGATATGTGGTTCTGCCAGTAGCCGATAAATTTAGAGTAGTAACACATGGGTTTCCCGATGTAGCAAATTCTCCATTTGATGTAGTAGGTCTATTCCCAATTAAACCTGCAAGTCGATTACCATTTGGGTCGGTGGTTGTTACTTGAAACCCCTCTGATTCTGATATAAGCCCATTCATATAGAATAGGGCAACACACGCCAATACAAGCGTGGGCACAAGAATATTCAAATATTTCCCTTTCATACCTATTACTTATAGATAAAATAGAGTGATAGAAGCAAGAAATCCTGTACCCGGCCCACTAGTTGCACGTGAAGTTATATTATCTCCGTTCAGTTTGCCAAGTTCCAGTCCCAGTATTGTAATATTATTGGGTGATGTAATCGAATATTTTATTCCACCAGGTGGACCCATATAAGCAGATGAAACTGGTTGCCATCTTGGCCCAGAAGCATCTGGAATAGAACCGGAAGCAGCGATAGCGCATACAAAAGCATATGTCGTATTTTGTAAATCGATGGTAATATTATCTTTAAATATGAGGTCTGTTCCAACATTATCTGTAAATATACCTCCCAAAGCAAGTGAAGCATTAGCATTCGAGCCATATAAACCTGGAGGAATGTACACGGAACTTATCACTTTACCGGCCGCTCCCGTGGAATAATCCAAAAAAATCGTGAACGATTTTTGAACAGGGGTTTGGGCCGGAGTTTCATTCCCACATATGTTTTGTTGCCGGCAATAGAGTGTGTTTGCCAAACGCAAGCGTAGGAGTTCGCTACAATCCATTCTATTATTCGGTGTATACTTATTCAGTGAAATAAATGTTTTTAAGACCATACTCTTTTATACACTTTTCCAAAAAGGGCTGACAAGTAGAACATGGTTTCGATTTTACAAAACGCATTTCAGGTTCTCGTGAAAATCGCATAATATACATATCAGCCCCTCGTAATAAGTGAATATTACCAAGGGCTTTCACGACATTTCTCTCTGCATGTATACTACTTCTATTATAACCGGAACCACGGCTACGACTTCCGTAGTTATTGGTTGCTTCTGCAATAATCCGTCCTCGTTTTACAAGAACTGCGCGGTGAATACTTGCATAATGTTTTTCTTTTAAACATTTTGTCCGGGGATCATAAAGATAATGTTCAAATATAGCAATTTGTGTAAGATGAAATTTGCTGTCCCCACACATATCAAAGGTATCTTTAATAATAGAAATATAAATATCAATTTTTTAAAAGGGGCTCAAACACAATTCGCCGTTTCCAGTTCCGTTGTCCCATTTTTACAAAGACCCTTCCACGAATTTGCTCACCCAATTCACCCACATCCACATTTCGAATTGTGATCATTCGATTCCAGGCCGAAACCCAAATTCGCTCCCGCCGCCTATCCATCTTTTGAACCAAATGAGCCTCCACCACCTTTTCACCGGAAAGCACCATGTTCACAAAGAAGATGTCGCGCTCATAGGCACGGACCCGCTTTCCAATCAAGTTCAGGTCTTTCACAGAGTGTTCCGGAATAACCACATCCTCTCCCAAAATGTGGTGCTTCAAGCATAACTGATTGATACAATCTGCCCATCGTCGAATAGGGGAAGTTGCATGACAATATACGGGATGCTGAAGACCCCAGTGTGCCACGTCATCGCTTGTCGGACCACAATACTCGCCCGCCTTGTAGTTCATGAATTTCGGCAACCATTCGGGGAGAACAGCCCCTTCCTCTGGAGGAGAATGGCGTCGTAGAATTCCCATAGATGCCCGCTTGAGTTCCTTGGCCGCCTGGGCATTATAGAAGATCATGAGTTCGGCGATCCAATCATGGGAATCGGCCAATTCGCGGCCGGCAATTCCAGAGGCGATTTGTTGAAGGGCCGTGGCCCATTTCGAAGAATAAATCGTTTCATAGCTATATGATTCGCTCACACGAATCGTTTTCTGCGACCATCGTATTTTGCTGGGAAGCTTATTGGCCATATCCCATTCGAAAGAGAGTGTGAGGACGGGGCGTTCTAAGCCGGGCAAGAGCGAGCAGGCCTCCTCCACCTCTTTTGGGAACATTCGACAACGAATCTCTCCATCCTTATATATGGTTTGTCCAATCGCACCGGCGTGATTCAACCACGGATTCAGGGCCAGTACTGCAGCCACATCGGCAATATGGATATGAATGGAGGCCGTCCGGTCCCCCAGCTCATCTATCGTAATAGCGTCGTCAATATCCTTACACCCCACCGGATCTACATGGAACGCGGTTGCCCCGGCATGAGCCGGCTCCGGAAGAACAAGGGGTTTCAAGAGTGATTTCTTCCAAGGCTGACTACAGGCGTGGACAAGCAGTGCCTCCTCTTCCGCTGGAAGTGATCCACATGGTCCAATAATACGCTCTAAGACACCGCGAGGACAATTCGAGCCCTCCTGCCATTTTTCAAAATGGACCACAGCAAGTAGCTGTTTGCTCGTATCCTTATGAGAGCACCCCACATAGAAAGGCGGATATGCCTCATTCCATGGAACAAACAGATAAATGGGAATGCCGCGCGAGGTGAATCCGTATCGGGCCTTCGAGGCCACTTCCAGAATTCCCACGATATTTCGATGGCGGGGAGAGCGTTCCACCACGCTCACTATGGTTTCACTGAGAACTTCCACGCGATCTCCTGGGAGGGCGCAACAGGTGCCCCGCGTTACGGGCCGGCCATCCACTTGGAAGATTGCATAGTCCTTTGTTACTAATTCGCCCATGTAATGGATTCGAGGCACGGGGCACACTTCAATTTTACTGCCATGTGGTTAATAACGCGGAGGCAATAAATTTGATCGGGAAATCTCCCCGTTCGATAGTATGGAGCATGAACGCACAAAGGACTATCTGGCCAGCTATCTGGCCACTATAAAAGGGAAGTCGCAGCAACCCTATAAACGCGTATCGATTTCCCCTCTTCGATATGCCGGTGGGAAAAGCAATGCCGTGGGACTCATTCTCGAACATCTGCCCGCCCTAAAAGAGAAAAAGATCGTATCCCCCTTCTTCGGCGGTGGCTCATTCGAACTCGTTCTGGCAAAACACCTCGGTTTCCAAGTAATCGGCTATGATATCTTTCACATTCTCGTGAATTTCTGGAATCAGGTCATTTCCAAGCCAAAAGAGTTCGCCGATGAGTTGGCACGACTTGTTCCTGATAAGGAGAACTTCGATCGGAATCGCCACATTCTCCTATCCTATTGGGATAAGGTGAAGCCGGCCACTCTCGAGTATACCACGCGGAATAAGCTGGAACTCACGGAAGACGAGCGTAAGCGCCTCGATACGAACGAGCTACTCCAGGCGGTCTATTATTATTACAATATGCAACTATCCTATGGCCCCATGTTTCTCGGCTGGCCCAGTTCCGTCTATGTGGATGAAAAGAAATACAAGAATATTCTGAAACAGGTTCGTGAATTTTCTGCTGGCAATCTTTCCGTCCAATGCGCCGATTTTGAGACCGCGATTCAAGCACATCCGAATGATTTCCTCTTTCTAGATCCGCCGTATTATATGGAAGGGGACTCGAAAATGTTCAAAGGAATGTATCCGAATTGTAATTTCGCGATTCATCACAATTCCTTTCAGCATGCCCGTCTACGCGATTTATTAAAGGACCACAAGGGCGGATTCTTAATGACGTATAATAATTGTAGCACGATTCGCGAGTGGTATGGCGAATATAAGCAAGTATTTCCTTCTTGGCAATATACGTATGGCCAAGGAGAAAAACGTGTGGGAAAAAATCGGGTGGATGGGGCTACCACAAAAGACAGCCACGAAATCTTTATTATTTGTCCTCCGCCGTAATGTAATGTTTCCTACAGACAGCCTCATACTTGGATGCATCTCCCACTTCAATAGCATGATCCGTATTCTCATTTCTCGATGTAAAGATTGCCTCCGTTCCATCCATACATTTTTTACATAGGGCCGTTCGTTTATTTACCGAATCACAAAAGGGAATCAATTCGAGAATTTGTCCAAATGGACGGCGCCTCGAATCCCCATCGAGGCCCACACAAAGCACGTGTTTCTGGTCCTGTTCCACTGCCTGGAGTACGAATTCTCTCAAGTCGGGAAAGAATTGCGCCTCTTCAATCACAATATGGGTGGCGGACTGATAGTCGGCCGTGGCTCTGATACTTGTCAATGTATCGGTGGAAAGGGCGTGAATCATTTCTTTATCGTGTGTTATAAGGGTGGGCGTCGAGGAATAGCGTGTATCGAGGCTACTTGTAATACAGAGTACCTTTTTCCCAATACACCTATTTCGCCGAATGTAGGCGAGCGCAAATGTGGACTTACCTGAGAACATGGGTCCAATACATAGTTCAAGAGACATATCTAACAAAAATGGGGCCCTATATTGGAGTAATTTTATTTGTCGGCGGTGATTATAGACCAGTTGAGCCGAATCCGCCCTCGCCCCTCAGAGATTCAGGCAAGGCATCTACTAGAGCAACTTCGCGAATATGCCCCATATTAGGAGCAACAATCTGGAAATGGCGCTCACCCATTAAGAACCCCTTTGCATCCGACAATACGCGAACAACAGGGGCCTTCAAAATACCTCGATAAGTCTTATCGATGATGCCCACCGAGTTTGCCATGAGGTAGCCCGTCTTATAAATAGAGGAACGAGGATATAGATAGTAATGAACTGGATTTCCAGTGGACTGGTCAACCATCATTGCACGAACACCCAGATTGAGCAAATGTGAGGCAGAGGTCGTCATCGTCTCTGCCGTGAATAAGTCGAATCCTGCATTGTCGGCGCTGAGCTCAGCATTATTCTTATAGGGGCCATTCACGTCCTCTACTACCAAATACAGAGTATACGTCGACATCTGACTTTAAAAGTCGTCCAGCGCGCCTCAATTTTATATTGTGGACGCCGTCGCCAAGTACTTAATTTAAATACTTGGCGGTAGTAGTATGGTCGTCTTACACTTACTCCTATTATTTGGATTTTTTCTTCAAACGTTGAAAGGTGGCGGACGTAATAATGACATGATATATGTCGTGGAAGTACGTCGCCCGGGGCGCTTATTACTTGACAGCAATGTTATGCCATCTAGTAGCCCCACCCAGTCTAAAACGTCCACGAAGACAACAAGTGCCACTCGTACATCTGCACCAACGTGGCCTCCCACGCAGACGAATCGACTATCATCAGTCACCGCCATCCAAACAAATAATCCAACGAGATCCGCAGCGGCTACACGAACCAGTAGTAGTTCTCCTCTTACCACATTTTCGGCCATGGGCACAAAAACAATGACCGGTTCGACAACATCGACGCGCTCATTGGCCTCTACAAAGACGCCGACGAGTTCGAGTTCGAATTCCAAAACGTCCTCTACAAGCCCATCTCGAAGTAAATCGGCCCCGCCATCAAAAACACCCTCTGCAAGTGGGACGCAAACGAGGACGATGGCGTCATCGAAAACATCATCCGGTTCCGCGTCATTTACAAAGAGCACGAAGCCTTCTGACACGATACATGTATCGAGGACGACTACATCATCCGTATCATCCTCGAAAACGTCCACAGGGTCACCAAGTCCCACGCGCTCTGTGTCCAGTTCGAGAACGTCCACGTCGAGTGTGACAGGCTCTTTAAGTACCAGGTCGACATGGACTGCCACGCTATCTGTACAGGCAACAAAAACGAATTCGGCGTCAGCGACCTATACGAGATCGGTATCATCCTCAAGAACATCCACTGCTTCTACGTGTAGCACGAGAACGATTCAGGTGACAAATACGCCACTGGGGAGCAAGACGATAACGGGAACAAGGATAGAAACCAAGAGTGTGAGCACGACAAGCTCGGCATCTATTACAAATAGGGTATCGCTATCACCGCTTCTCACGAGAACTATTACGCCAACCGCCCCGATTTCTAAAACGCCCACCATATCCCCTTCACAGACTATTACTATTGGCCCAAGCGTGTCAGAAACACGAACAGCAACTAGTTCGCCGGCTGATAGTTTTACGCCCTCGGGTACGCGTAGCTCCATGGAGTCTAAAAGCAATATGGCAACGAGAACACAGAGTGGTTCTTCTAGCAATTCCAAAACCAATAGTGCTTCTGTATCCTATACACCCTCGACAAAAAGGAGTGTATCCCCGTCCTCTTCCACAACCATATCTTCAAGCGCTAAATTTACGCACACTGGTCTTCTATCAGTGAGTCAAACTGCAACGAGTATTCTTACAAAATCCATGTCATCCAGTCCATTCCATACATCTACACGTTGCCCTACTGCAACGAATTCACACTCTGTGACGCAATCTATAGGAAATACTGGAACGCCAAGTATAACCACATTTCCAACAGGGGTAACGGAGAGTGTTACTGGAACTTATACGGGGAGTTCGGCGGAGTCGCCCACGAGTTTGCCGAGTAATACGATGGCCAATACGCTAACTTATAGTGATTCAGGGACGCCATCTATATGGGGAAGTTCATCCATAACAGCCAGTGAGTCGGCTACGCCACATGAATCATTTACTGCAATGGCATCGGAATCCTCTAGTGGCAGTGCATCCATATCATCATCTGTGTCGCTGACAAGCACGCCGGCTTCAACCGAAAGTTCTACTGGTTCAAAAACTTCGACCATATCTATCACGCATACGGGGAGCACAAGTGGCAGTAAAACGGGGACATTATCATCTTCTATGAGCTCCTCCTCTACGAATTCCAAGACGGGGTCGCATTCGCCCACTATGAGCATATTGTTTACGGCCTCCTCTTCGCCAATTGTAAGTAGAACATCGTCTGCTGGGCTATCAATTAGCCGCTCCAGTAGAGTATCGGTATCAAGTTCACCTGCTTCGTCATGCTCTATCATATCATCGGAATCATCATTTATAACATCTACGATCATGCCGACAATATCATTAGAAGTCACTGGAACACCGCTTGAGTCGACGACTAGTATTCCGTCAGTATCGCCTATCATTTCAGTAGCAGGAACGGAAAGTACAGATGCATCTCCAAGCCCCTTTAATTCAGGAACTACTACTATGTCACAGGATCCAATGCCAACGAATACACCTATAGGGTCTAGTTCTGTCATGGAAAGTTCAAGTCCGCAAATATCGTATTCTACTTCACAAACTGGAACCACCTCTGTAACAGGGTCTTCTCAATCAACAGAGAGTTCGACAGGAACGGCCATCCCCTCTTTTGAGTCGACTACAACGGGCACAACCTCCTCTAAAGCAACAGAGAGTTCCTTACAATCGGCCACTTCTCAATCAACAGAGAGTTCCACGGGAACGGCTATCTCCTCTTTTGAGTCAACTAAAACGGGAACGGCCACTTCTCAATCAACCGAGAGTTCTTTACAATCGGCTACTTCTCAACCAACAGGGAGTTCCACAGGGACGGCTATCTCCTCTTTCGAGTCGACTAAAACGGGAACAGCCACCTCTCAATCAACAGAGAGTTCCATAGGAACGGCCACCTCTCAACCAACAGGGAGTTCCACAGAAACAGCCACCTCTAAAGCAACAGAGAGTTCGACTGCATCGGCTATCACCTCTTTTGAGTCGACTAAAACGGGAACAGCATCTTCTCAAGCAACAGAGACTTCCTTACAATCGGCCACCTCTCAACTAACAGGGAGTTCCACAGGAACAGCCATCCCCTCTTTTGCGTCTACTACCACATCAACAGGGAGTTCTACATCATCTGCAGTTTCCTCTTTTGAGTCTACTGCAAGCTCATCACAATCTTCTCAGACAACTTCTACAGCAACAGGCACTTCAAGTAGAACACCATCTGTAACACAAACAATATCAGGAACTCCTTCCGGGACTTTAACTGGAACACCCACAGAAACTCCCTCTGGGACTTTAACTGGAACGCCATCTAAATCTGCGACACCTTCCGTGACGCCTTCTGCAACTCTCACTGGAACATCTTCTGTGACAACTTCTGGAACTTCATCAAAATCAGGGACATCTTCTGTAACACCTTCTGGAACTCCCTCTAAATCAAGGACGCCCTCTGTGACACCTTCTGGAACTCTCACTGGAACACCTTCTGTGACGCCTTCTGGAACTCCATCCAAATCAGGGACACCTTCTGTGACAACTTCTGGAACGCCTTCAAAATCTGGGACACCTTCTGTTTCACCTTCTAGAACTCTCACTGGAACACCCTCTGTTACACCCTCTGTTACACCCTCCAAATCAGGGACGTCCTCTGTTACACCCTCTGTTACACCTTCCAGAACACCTTCCGTAACACTTACTGGAACACCTTCTGGTACTCCATCCAAGTCGGGAACGCCTTCTGGTACTCCATCCAATTCAGGAACACCCTCTGTCACACCTTCTGCGACAACTTCTGGAACGCCCTCAAAATCTGGGACACCTTCTGTGACAACTTCTGGAACTCTCACTGGAACACCTTCTGTCACACCTTCTGCAACGCCCTCTGTTACACGTTCCAGAACGCCATCTGTTACACTTACTGGAACACCTTCTGGTACTCCATCCAATTCAGGAACACCCTCTGTCACACCTTCTGCGACAACTTCTGGAACGCCCTCAAAATCTGGGACACCTTCTGTTACACCTTCTGGAACTCTCACTGGAACACCCTCTGTCACGCCCTCTGGAACACCCTCCAAATCCGGAACACCTTCTGTTACACCCTCTGTGACACGTTCTGGAACGCCTTCTGTTACACTTACTGGAACACCCTCTGGTACTCCATCCAAGTCGGGAACACCCTCTGTCACGCCTTCTGTGACACCCTCTGGAACGCCCTCAAAATCTGGGACACCCTCTGTTACACGTTCTGGAACTCTCACTGGAACGCCCTCTGTCACGCCCTCTGTTACACCCTCAAAATCCGGAACCCCTTCTGCCACGCCCTCTGTTACACGTTCTGGAACGCCTTCTGTTACACTTACTAGAACGCCTTCTGTTACTCCATCCAAATCAGGAACGCCTTCTATTACACCTTCTGTCACCCCCTCTGGAACACCCTCAAAATCTGGGACACCTTCTGTTACACCTTCTGGAACTCTCACTGGAACACCCTCTGTCACACCTTCTGTTACACCCTCCAAATCCGGAACCCCTTCTGCCACGCCCTCTGTGACACGCTCTGGAACACTTACTGGAACACTTACTGGAACCCCTTCTGTTACTCCATCTAAGTCGGGAACACCCTCTGTCACACGTTCTGGAACACTTACTGGAACACCCTCTGTAACACCATCCAAATCCCCCACGCCCTCCAAATCAAGCACGCGCAGTATTTAGTGCATGACGGGCATGAATTATTTTTCGTAAAAGCGGATGCGATCCAACATCTTTGACAGGATGATATAATAGACCCGGCTCCATTTCATCCAATCCCCATTTGTACTGATAGGTTATACCATTCAGTTCATCTGGTGTATCAACCGCCAAGCCATGATGCATCGCCAGCGTGTTAAACATAAATTCGTGATATAATAGGGTCCCATGTTTTTTCACATATTCTCGAACAACCTGTAGCATTCGTTTGGAAAGCCTACAGGCACACATCATACTTTTCGCCCATGGAAAATCTATTATACTATGCGCCAGTTGCCAATGCCAATCCCGCTTATACTTTGTCACCACTATATGTGATTCACTCAATACATCTGTCTCAGGATATTGCTGATCCATTTTATACAGAATATCTGCCGAGGTAATCAATACATCCTCCTCAATAAACCACACATGCCGATACTTCGTATCCTTTTCACAAAAGTGGTATAGCGCCTTTTCCCATGCAGAGGGTCTTGAAATATGCCATGGAAGCAAGGCATTCTTATATCCGGCCTCTTCACATTCTCTCGATGTATACTGAAGAAAGGGTCCACTTAACATATCATCCGCGCACACATACAGATCATATCCATCCCTTTCCATTTGTGGTATAAATTCCAACATGGCCTGATGTGGACTACGAGTCAAAAATACAACAGCAATCATAGTATCATATACAATAATATATTTAGACCGCCCCCCTCCCTAATATAAATTTGAATCCCAAAGTGGCAGATTTGTCCACTTAGAGAACCAGCTATTAAGTTAGAAAGAGATGCCTGGAACGATTCGTCCAACATCAGATATTGAACCAATCGTAGGTATCCAGTTCGGCATATTCAGTCCTACAGAGATTGAAAATCGTTCCGTAGTGGAAATCACAAATGCAGGAACATTCGATGGCAACGAGCCCAGAATAGGTGGCCTCTTTGATCCTCGAATGGGTGTTCTAGATAATGGCAAAACGTGCCGCAGTTGTGGGCAGACAAATCACCATTGTCCGGGTCATTTTGGCCACTACAAGTTGGCCCGCCCCGTGTATTACATTCAGTTCTTTCCGAATATTCTCAATATTCTGAATTGTATCTGCGTGCGCTGCAGTAAGCTTCTGATTGACCGCAATCTACATGCCAATCTCGGGAAAAAGCGCGGAGAGGCCCGCTGGAAGGCCGTCCTGAATCTCTGTGGCAACATCAATCGCTGTGGCCAAGAAACCGAGGACGGGTGCGGTGCACGGCAACCCGATCGCTATGTGCGCGAGGGGATTGCAAGAATCGTTGCCGAGTGGACATCCATTGAAGGCCCCGGCACGGCAAAGGGGGCAGATGCAGAGAAGCAGCGCCAGTATTTGGAGGTCGAATATGTGCTCCGCCTTTTCCGCCGTATTACGGATGAAGATGTCGACTTCCTCGGCTTCAATCGCTATTGGTCAAGGCCCGATTGGATGATTTGTTCCGTTCTTCCAATCCCTCCTCCCCAGGTGCGCCCTTCCGTCATCCAGGACAACAACCAGCGCTCAGAAGATGATCTCACTCACAAGCTGTTTGAGATCATCATGACGAACAATCGGCTCCAAGAGAAAATCAATAAGAACGACTCCAAGAATCTCATTGAGGATGAGCATACCGTTCTACAATACCACATTGCAACTCTCGTTGACAATCAAATCCCCGGCGTGGCCCCGTCTGCCCAGCGCTCCGGTCGCCCTCTCAAATCCGTTCAACAGCGTCTCGGCTCAAAAGAGGGGCGTATTCGATACAATATCCAGGGTAAGCGCGTGGAGTTTTCCGCCCGTTCCGTGATTACGCCGGACCCGAATATCTCCATCGGAGAGATCGGCGTTCCCGTAAAGATTGCCATGAATCTCACCTTTCCGGAAAAGGTGACCCCCTACAACATTTCGCAAATGTATAAACTCATTCAGAATGTGGGGCCGAACGGCGAGGACAAACATCCCGGTGCCAAGACCCTCGTCCGCAAGGATGGTCGAATGATTTCATTGAAGCACGTGAACAGGAAGGAAATCGTTCTTCATGTGGGCGACGTTGTCAATCGGCATATCATCGACGGCGACATCATTCTGTTCAACCGCCAGCCGACTCTTCACCGAATGTCAATGATGGGGCATCGCGTAAAGGTCCTGCCCTTCAACACCTTTCGCCTGAATGTGTCCGTTACTGCCCCCTACAATGCCGATTTTGACGGAGATGAAATGAACGCCCACATTCCCCAATCGTATGAGGCCGCCACGGAGTTGCTCGATATTGCCGCCGTTCCCCATCAGATTATCACGCCCCGCCATGCAAAGCCCGTGATTGGCATCGTTCAAGACACTCTGGTGGGGTCGTATCGTATTACTCGCCCCCAAATCAGTTTCAATCGTCGTCAGTTCATGAACATGATGATGTGGAATAAGCGCTTCGAGGGCGTAGTTCCAAAGGGCGACAAGGAAATGAGTGGCCGTTTCTACTGGACGGGCCAGCAAATTATTAGTCAGTTGCTCCCTCCCATCAATCTTGAAATGGGGAATGGCATGTACAAGGATGATAAGAAGGAGGAGAACATCGTAAAGATCCGAGAGGGTGTCATTCGTCAGGGCATCTTCGATAAGGATGTTTTCAGCAAGCCGTCCAAGGGCATCGTTCATGTGGCCTATAAGGATTACGGGACAAAGGCGACAGTCGATTTCATCGACAGCATGCAGAACACGATCGAGCAGTTCCTAGTGTATAACGGCTTCTCCGTGGGCATTTCAGACCTGATTGCCGACGATAGCACGCGCAAGGAGATGGACGAGATTGTGAAGAAGCGCAAGACGGCGATTGAGAGTATTCTCCTCCAGATTCACATGGATCTCTTCGATAACAATACGGGCAAGACGAACCAACAGGAGTTCGAGGATCGTGTGTATACGGAGCTGAATAAGGCGACGGAAGAGGCGGGCAAGAAGGGTCTCGGCGCCTTGTCAGATGAGAATCGTCTGGTGGCGATGGTACGCGCCGGTTCGAAAGGTAGCAACATCAATATTGCTCAGATGATGGCGTGTGTGGGCCAGCAGGCCCCTGAAGGCCGTCGTATTCCGTATGGCTTCACGGACCGCACGCTCCCTCACTATAAGAAATATGACGACGGCGCCGAGGCGCGCGGGTTCGTCGAGAGCAGTTTCATCGACGGCCTGAGCCCGCAGGAGTTCTTCTTTCACGCCATGTCTGGCCGTGAGGGCCTGATTGATACGGCTGTAAAAACTGCAGATACAGGATATATCCAGCGTCAGCTGGTGAAAGCAATGGAGGATCTCAATGTCCAATACGACGGATCCGTCCGCGATTCCCGCATGAACGTGGTCCAGTTCCATTATGGAGAGGATGGCATCAATTCCACCAAGATTGAGATTGCAAGCCTCGGTCTAGGAAAGTTATCCAGCACTGAAATCCTTGATACCTATGGAATGAAGGGTTCTGCCGCTGCCGAGTCCCTAAAGGATTTCGCGGAGGCCGTCGTGGAGGACCGCCGCATGCTGATTGAGAGCATTCAAAAGTTCAAGCAGGATAGTGCCCTTTTCAGCCCCGTAAATCTCGAGCGTGTTCTCCTAAATGTGGCCACTACATTCGACAGCACTGCCGACGGAAAAACGGATCTCGAGCCCGCCTATGTGCTCGAGGGTATTACAAAAATCATCGAGCGCACACAACCCTATAATAAGTTGTGGGGAGCTTTGTTGCGCTTTCATCTCGCCCCCCACAAACTCATCAAGGCCGGCTTCACACGTCGCGCTTTCGATACGGCCTGTGAGATTATTCTGCTTAAGAATTACCAGGCCAATGCCGTACCTGGAGAGCAGGTGGGCATTATTGCCGCGCAATCTATTGGTGAGCCGTCGACTCAGATGACACTCAACACCTTTCATCTTGCTGGTGTGGCCGCCAAGTCAAATGTGACCCGAGGCGTTCCTCGCTTGAAGGAGCTTCTCAAGGTAACACAGAATCCCAAGGCGATCTCGCTCACCATTCCCTTGAAGGCCGAGTACCGCGGGTCCAAAGAGAAGGCCCGTGCCGTTATTCAGGACCTGGAACTCACATTGCTCAAAGACATTACTATCAAGACGGCAGTGTATTTCGACCCGAAGGACTCTTCGAGTGTATTGGAGGAGGATCGCGATTTACTCGAGTTCTTCCACTTGTATGAGAATGAGGAAATGAAGGAGCAAGAGCCCTGGAGTGCCTGGCTACTCCGATTTGAAATGGATCGTGAGCGTATGTTCCGTAAGAATATTACCATGGACGATGTTGCATATGTCCTCCGCACACGATTTGGGGAATCGCTGAACCTCATCTATAGCGACTACAATAGCGACAAGTTGATTATGCGCATGCGCCTCCCCAAGAACGATATGGTGTCTGAGATGGACGACATGATTGCTCTGAAAAAGTTCCAGAATCGCATCTTGAACGGCATCGTATTCCGCGGTGTTCCTGGCATCAAGAGTATGAGCTTCCGCGAAGACAAGGATGTCATGGAACTTGTGGACGGCGTATACAAGCCCGTTCTACAATATATCCTCGACACGGATGGCAGCAATTTCCTTCAAGTCATGACGCACCCCTATGTCGACCCCCAGAAGTTGACGAGCAGCCATGTCCACGACATTTACGAGGTTCTCGGCATTGAGGCTACAAGGGCGACATTGCTACATGAAATCACAACCCTGTTCGAGGAGGCAGGCGTGAACAATCGCCATCTCGGCCTTCTGTGCGATGTCATGACGCGTGCTGGCCGTCTGATGTCAGCCGACCGCCATGGCATCAATAAGACGGATATTGGCCCTCTTGCAAAGGCATCCTTTGAAGAGACGGAGCGAATCCTATTGAATGCCGCTGTCTATGGCGAAATGGATCCCGTTACGGGCGTTTCGGCGAATATCATGTTGGGCCAACCAATTCGCGGCGGAACAGGATTCTTTAGTGTTCTATTTGATGAGTTGGCATTTATCCGCTTACAAAGCGCTCTTCCACCTATCGAGCACGACGAGGAGGAAGACGATGACGAGGGTCCGACACAGGAACAAATCAACAAGGAGCTCCGTGAGGACACTGATGATATGTGTTCTTCGGCGCGTCTACATATGAATATCATTGTGCCGAATGCTACACCTCTCATGGATGAATCCGATATTGAACTCACAATCCTCGAAAAGGAAGAGGAGGAGTAACGTCTAGTACTGAAGTTAAGTACTTAGCGGTATTATCTCATAGGGAATATTGAATAATTTACTACACTCGAGGCTAAATCCGGTAAATCCATATTCAGAATAGGCAATAATACTATTGGAATAAGCCATCAAAAAGAAATCCATCATTGTATCGCGTACGGCATCATCCGTGGGTGCATCATCCTGTCCTACATGGCATATATTGGACATCTTAGAAATGAATGTCTTCTCGAAATATCGTTTGATATCATTGTGATTTGTTATTAAAAGATATTTTTGGTCCGGTTTCAATTTCGGCAAAATGAGACGTTCCATATCCTTCATACGACTATCTGCAAGTGATACAGGCGGAAAGGATACTTCATCACGAATACGAATATGAATGACAGAGTATCCACCTCTTTCAAGATTTAGATCCTGTAGAGTCTGTTCAATATGTTTCACCAATATCTCATTTGGTAAAAGTCTTTGCCGAATAAATTCCTTATCCTCTTCCTCAATTTTCTCAAATACGGGGAATTTACAACAAAATGTAAAATGAGTTTCTTCCTGAATTTTATTAAAAAACTGAATGACATTGTTTAAAATGAATTGAAATCCAATATCGTTCGGATCATTTTTTACTTCCAAAGAATCTATGAAATAATTCGTTAGAGTCGAATAATTCCTACACGGCTCTATAGCTGCCGTCTCTATATATTTTGACATGGGATGATTCCGTATATCCATATCAAATGTCACATTCGTTTTACAATAGGTATTCAATATACGTAGCACTTGAAGCATATGAAAACAACCGCGCACATAATCACCAAATCCTGGCGCCTTGAAATCACGGAATTGCTGTTGATAGACATTGATAACCTTTTTCAAATGAGAATTTGTATAAGAATTCTTCTCCATATAAAAACCTCTATAGGATTTACTTTAGACCCGTTTATAAAGGGAAAGACCGAAATCAGTAGGCTTAGATGCATGGCGCTCATCAATATACCTGCCAATAATCCCTGTTAGGCTGGAAGGGAGTTCTGTGGTCAAATTAAGAATAATCTCTTGCTGGACGCGAATCAACCCAATAATGTCTTTACCATAACAGATTTCATCCACTGCAGATTGAACAAGTGTGAAATTCGGCTTGATCGCCAAAATACTCTTGATTTTACTTGAAAGGAATCGGCTAAATTCCTCCAAGTGTGTCTGTTCCATGGGAATCACTATACGAGCTGTAATGACATTCACTCCAAGAGACTCCCATTGTTCTTGTAAGGTGTTTTTAATAAGTGGCCAATCCATATTTAGCACTTTTTGCCATTTCACGAACCTATCCTGATTTTCTCGCACAAAATTATAGGCGGGGGTTTTCAAATCAGGCGATGCCCATAGCTCTCCTGGAGAAAGGCCATTGTCCTTTGCCAGAGAAAGGACAAGTTTTGACCATAGGCGCTTATTCCGAGTTTCATAATCTAGAATAGGGGCAAAGAGCTCAATGGAAGATAGCATATTATCATCGACCATGATAAGCCCACTAATGCCGACAATATTACGAGCAATTCCATCGGGGGCAAGCAATTTATTATAATAGGATATGGGCAGTGTGGGGGTATTGCCATAATAATCCGAATCAATGTGCGAAAATGCTCCACGGAAATCTTCACAAAATCGAGTCATTTGGTCCACATTATTCACATTTATAATGACTATCCTCTGAGATTCGGAAAGATTTGCCACATTTTTATGAATGTTCTTAAAACCCAAACAGAGAAATATATCATATCCCTGTAGGCGCGCCACGTCGCTTACACCACCATGTTCTCCATCTCCTGCCCAAAGCATGAGTCGAAGTGGCTTCTTTAAGGGGTATTGGATTGTTGGATTTTGTTCGATATAATTCCAAACCTGCAGGGGCATCGTGTATATAATACTTCACAAAAAATCATTTCAATTTTTTATTTGACTTGGGTTAACGCCATATGCCATTAACACGGACTATCAATCTCCCTCTCTCTGCATCGAATACATGCCCCAATCAATACAATAATTAACCCAAATAATAGGATAAATGCCATAGAAATACCCAGTGAAAGGGAAATCATACCTAGCGTGTCATTATAATATAGAATACCCGCAATTCCACATGGAATCATAATAATACATGATATAAAGAGAGTACATATCACTTTATACCATATATTACATTTTTCTTGAGCGCTCATATAATCATCGTATGCTTCTATGCAGAATTGTGCCATGTTAATAGTTTAGCACCTATTTCAGGCGTCAATTTTAGACCAAACATCTAAACACCCCCCGCTATATACATATATGAATAACGTCTTGGAGACAAAACCTCCCTGGAATACAATACTATGGATACAAAGCCCATCATGGTCAGAAATACCCGATTTCACGTACAATTCATGGCAATCTGTTCATGACCCCTATGCCTTAAAAGTGAAGGAAACTATTGGAAATTTAGACAAGGAGCATAAATGGGAACTCACCAAAAAGATGGTGAATCCCTATGAGTTGGTATATACTCATAATGATGAGCGCCTCCCTCCCTCGCGCATATTACATGTCCAACCCCTATCGCGTTCCTATTTTAAAATGATTGAAATTTTGGATGTAATGGATTTTTTCAAAGAACCTATACGCAAGATAAAGACTGCCCATGTTGCAGAAGGGCCTGGCGGATTTATACAAGCAATATATGAGGTTGCAGAAGAGAAAAAGCGACCCATTCTAAAAACCTCTGCAATGACCTTGAAACCTACCACTGCACACGTACCAGGCTGGAAAAAGGCCACCAAATTTTTAACAAAGTTCAAACAAGTGAAAATTCACTATGGAGCAGATGGTACCGGCGATATATATAATGACGCGAACCAGGCCTCATTTATCGAAACATGTGGCAAAGAATCTGCCCATATTTTCACTGCAGATGGCGGATTTGATTTCAGCATTGACTATTCATCCCAAGAAGAAAAGGTGTTTCATCTCTTGGTATGTTCTTCCTTAATCGGCCTACAGGTTCTACAAAAGGATGGCTTCTTTGTCTTAAAATTATTCGATATCAATTCCCAATCTACACAAATACTCGTTTTACTTCTTGCCCGGTGTTTCACATCATGGACTCTATATAAACCGGCAATGACCCGCGTATGTAATTCAGAGCGGTATTTTCTAGGAAAACATCTACGAACATTTTCGCCAAAAATACGTGCGCTCTTACATGAAATGAAATACCAAAGTGAACGAAATATATTCCCCTTATATGATATTCGTTTAATATCTATGCCACATGAAATCGACTTCTTAGAAAAACACAATATATTCTCTACGCAGCAACAGATTCAGTATATTGAACATGCAATTTATCTACATAATCATCCCGAAGAATGGTGGAATAAATACTTGAAAAAGCACATACTACTATCATCGCAATGGTGCGAACGCTTTCATATCATGTGTATACCGCTCGTACAATATTTGAAACTCATTGCGTCTCGTTTTCCGACGTTTTGTGACCATACGTTTCATACAACTTTTTTCCAACAATAACCGAGGCATTGTGCTGCGAAATAGACCCCTTGTCCATATGTTCCAACATCTGTAACATAATGGTCAAGTTCGTATGATCAAATCCATCAGGTGATGTAACCATTTCAAATAGGTGTTTATACTCCGATGAAAACTCCGGAAGGCGCTGTTTGATTTCGTTTACACTGAGCCCATTTCGAAGAAATTCCATGGTCTTATTAATCATTGTTTGGACGTAGAGTTTTCTTTCTCCTGGATTGAATTGAATCGGCTCATTCATTGCCCGCTCACTCGCCGCCTGGAATGATTCACGCTCCATTTTATATCCGGAAAGGGGCATCTATATATGATTCAACAAAATACATGGGTTTAAAACCGCGTAATATTCTAGAGTATATGGACGATATGCATGGTGGTGGGGATGCCCAAGAAGCATATGATTCGTACGTAGATGAACTAAGGACCTATGTCAATATGGTGAAAAGAGAGATACTCTATTCTTTAGAGAGAAGTGACCCTAAAGATCCAAATAAAACACATGATATCGGTCGCTATGAAAAGGCGCGCGAAACAATTATTCATTTCGGAAATGCTCTCCAAGAATTTTTCATAAATACGAATACTTCGCCGGATCAACTCGTATCATTTCATACATCCGTATTCAAGGACGAATCAGTTAATCCGAATAAGTTCGTTGTGCTAAGGGAACATATACCGGTGAATATCGCCGTTCAATACATTAAAAATGATACACAAATGAACACGACCTCATTTAAAAAATAACCTTAATTAGTAAATGCCGAATCCGAATACATGGCCATATAATAAAGAACGCGGTTGTCCGGCGGGTTATGTTGAAACTGCCCAATATAATGCCCTGGGTCGAAAGAGAAAAACAATCTGCACAAAAAAAGGGCGGGTAGTAGTTGCAATTGAAAAGAATCGACGCAACAATGTATCAAAAACACGCAAAAAGAGGGGCGCCTTTTATATCCCATCGATGCATTCTTTAGCAAAAGAGGCATGTCCTCCCGGAGAAATCCAGCGAAAGGGATTCAAGCGCAAATATTCCAGTGCAGTGCGCGAAAAGGGCTATGAAGTGCGCCGTACTTCTGGGCAGACCTATAGAGTGCGTCCGGCTAGAAATGAAGTATATGTAGCCCCCTCCTGTGTGAAACTCACGGGCAAGTCTCAACCTGGAGTTCCTTCCCGAGTAGCACCCGGAAGAAAGGGGGATTTATCACAATTCGGATATTCATTTAATAGGGATAAAAATACCCGACGGAGAGCTCTAGGAAAAGCGGTAACGAAATATGGACCACTTGCAGTCCATCGTAAGTTGAGAGTGATGTCCTCTAAACTAGGGGAAAAGTTTGAGAATCTTCATCGGCGATTCGGTTCGCGCGGAAATCCACTCATTCATAAAATACCTGAAATAGCGGAAAGATTTGTTGAAAATGCCGAATGGATAAAAAAAACATATCCTGACCCATGATAGAAGAACTATGAATATCAAACTTACGTTCGTTGCAACCGCGCTTCTTTTATTATTGGTGGCCTCCATTTTAATGTCGGCGTCATACAAGAAATATGTGAGCATGTGCGAGGGATTCCAGCCCAGCATACCTGTTTCTTTCCCCCCTAACATGGGTTCTCGGCCGCCCGCCGGCACCCCTATAAAAGAGGGCTTCAACTCCTATTTTCTAGAAAATGCAGGAGGTGCAAAGGCCGACTACAAGCCCATGGGCGCATATGATGGCGTACAACTCCCGACAGGGAACACAATTTCTAAATGGAGATACACGGCTCCTAATGAGAAGCTTCTGGGCGACGAGTTTGTTCCCGGACCGGATTCTCTTTTCATGTTCAAAAACAACCAATGTAAGCCCGAGTGCTGCGGCTCCAGCTTCAGCTGCGGGGGCGGCTGCGTCTGCACGACACCCGAGCAACGCCAATATGTGGCGTCTAGGGGTGGAAATAGCACCAAGCCCGAGGATTTGCCCTAATCACTAAATAGATATGAAAATATGTATTATTGGAGCAGGAGTATCAGGTATTATCTTGATACTCCTACTTGTAAAACAAAATGTGAATCCGAAATCTATTATCTGTGTTGATCCATATTTCGATGGTGGTCATATTGTCCGGCAGTGGGGAATGGTTTTATCCAATACGGAATGGTCTAAGACGCTAGGCGCCATTAAAAAATATCTGCCCGAATATCCTATACCGCAGTGGGCAGAAACACTCCCGAGCAATGAGCCGACACCCCTACATAAAATAGGACAACTTTTCCGTGAAATATCTGCCCCCGTCATGAAACAAATACATACTATACATGGAAAGGTGAAGTCGGCGCATAGGAATACGAATCAATGGTGCTTGAATATCCAGCGAGAACAAGAGATGCTTTCCATTGATGCCGATATTCTATATCATACATATGGTTCCCAGCCGAAGCATCTTGACTTGCCAGTGCAAACTATCCCTCTAAATGTGGCCCTACACGCTCCTCTTCTTTCCTCATACATAAAGCCTACGGATAAAGTTGTCGTATTTGGATTACATCATAGCGGTGTTCTTGTTGTAAAAAATCTCATTGATTCGGGGATTAATTCGATAATCGGTATATATAAGGGGAAAGAGCCATTCGTATTTGCAAAAGATGGACATTATGATGGATTGAAACTTGTAACTGCAGATATAGCAACAGACCTTTTGGAAGGTAAATATTCTCAATTCAAACACGTTCGTTACAATAATCTATCATCCCTTGTGCGAGAAATACAGACAGCAGACTGGGTAGTATATGCTATCGGGTTTGAACATTCAAATGATATTGTATTTCATATAAATGATAAAATATATACACATCTCACGTACGATTCAAAAACGGGGAAAATTCATGAATTGCCACAATCATGGGGATTTGGAATTGCGTATCCGAACCAAGCCCCGGATGGAATTCATTGGGATATAGGAATATCCCCTTTTTTTGAACATATACATGCACAAATTCAATGTATACCTCATATAGAGTAATATGTTTGGTAACGGAAAAAATAGCTCCACATCAACTATTAAAAATGGATTAAATGGCTTCGTAAATACACTAAATACAGGATTTAATACGGGGGCTCAGGCTCTAGAAAAAACAGCAAATACGGCAAATAATGCCCTATCCAATTTAGGTTCAAATGCCTTTAAATTTGCGAATAGTACTATGAATACACTAAATAGTACTCCATCCACAACAACGTCTGGGAAATCCAATACATCGAATTCAATCAGTTCCTATTTTGGTTCGTTAAATGTGAATAAAAACAAGGGCAGTAATAAGGCTAGTAATTCGGCCAGTAATACAGCTGCTTTAAACTTAGAGTCCACGAGCACTTTATTTACATCGAAGGAAACTCCTGCATGGGCATACCCCTTACTTGTATTTATCATACTTGTATGCATTTTTTCAGGCATTTTTTATGTGTATAATGATTCCTTGGGGAGATCTTATACAAATATAATGAACAAAATCAAGGTGGCCCTCGGATATGACACCCCTCCGCCTCCCCAACCAACGCTAGATATGAATGAATCTTCCGGAATCATTGAGAAGATATTGCCCGTATCGAATAAGGAGGTGTTCAATGTGAGTTCCAATGATTATACATATTACGATGCCGAACCCCTATGTCGTGCTCTAGGTGCAGAGTTAGCAACATATGACCAAGTAAAAGATGCTTGGGAAAATGGTGCTGATTGGTGTAATTATGGCTGGGTAAAGGGACAGGTTGCAGTATATCCCACACAGAGAGAAACATGGGAAAAATTACAGGGAGGTCCCGATGAAGAAAAAGAGGCCTGTGGAATGCCTGGAATCAACGGCGGATATTTTGATAATCCGGAAATGAAATTCGGTGTTACGTGTTATGGTGACAAGCCTGCACAATCTGCAAACGATGAAAGGATTCTCGTGAAAAATGGGGCAATTCCCCGGACAACAGAAATGCTCAAAGTGGATGAAAGGGTCCAGGATTTCAAGGAGCAGCTTGGAACGATTGGATTACTTCCGTTTAATCATAAGAACTGGGAACAAACTTAGGAAGTATCCATATAATCTTGAACATACGCATCTATGCCATTCTTTTGCATATATGCATCTGTTTCATTTTCTAGATCCTCTTTCAGTCGTCTCGTTTGCTCCGAGCCCTCCACGTCAATACACTTCTTCATATATTCCTGAATATCATATCTGCGCTCCATTCCTCGAAAACTATCCTCATTGACATCGGACCACTTCCCCCATGTGAGCCAAAAATCACTCCATGCATCTTCATTCACAATATGGTAATAATGGAGTAGATTTTCTGTATCCCATTCGGAATCACCCGATGGATTTGAATATTCCCATTTACTCTCCACGTGCGGAAACCCCCGATTCTCATATAAACCGGTTGCAATCACATTTTGTAAAAACTTTCCAGACACGCTGAAACTATATCCCATTTTATTCATAAAGGGGAATAGTCCATTGTTTACAAAATCGATGATGCAGTGCTTTCGCAGGCGGAGAGTCCTATCCCATTCAATATAGGTATTTAACCAATGCTCGTATGACATATACGTTATACGTATCTATATAACGTATGTGTATAACTTTAAGTGTTTTATCCCGTATTGTGTCGCCGAATCCGCTCCGTCGTTACGGCATGGCGATGGCTCTTTAGAAATTGTAGAATTTCGTCCGTTTCATCCTTTATTCCCGGGGTTGTTTTTTGTTTATAGTATTCGTGTAGCATCTCTTTCAGATTTTTATAACATAAATTCTGCATTTGTTTCTCTTCCACTATTTGTAATCGGCCTCCTGCAATTTGGAGAATTGCCTTTTCCTGCTTTGCAGTTTTTAGTTTTTGTATCATTGCCAATTCACATTTATCACGTTTTGCTCGTAAGCTCCTTATTTCCGTGTTCCCTTTATGGATGGCATCATCATAATACACCCAATATCGTACAATATTTCCCAATTCATTCATATCAACTATTGTCGTCATGTGTCTGCTTTACTATAAGAAACTATATGGGCAGTTGTTCCTCGCATGACTAATATGGCTAGAATGATGAAGACGGAAAATATGAGCACAATGAACATGATACATAATAGTATTATATAGGGGAAAATACGATTCATGATATGATTTAGTATGGGGTCAATCACTTTTGTTTCTAATGATACTCGGACGGATTCCTTGTCTAAATACTCCACTATCTTATCGAATGTTTTATTCATCCATACTGATGAACTCATATTATATATATGATACAAAAAATGGGTATTTTAACGCCGTTGCCCTTTTTGGAAAAAAGGGCCCAAAAAGGGCGGCGGCGTTTTTGCGCCCTCTTTCTTAAAAAAAGTCCAAAAAGAGCAATAAGCACGAATGGATTTATCCCCTCCGGTGAAACATATCAATGGTTCCTATGATATAATGATAAACAGCGCAGATCATCTAAATATTAAATATCCCATAGTCGAGTTTGATAGTCATACATCTCCCTCGAATGATATCGATGAATTGAAACGATACATGATGGATTTTGCAACACATATAAATGAACATATGAATAAATGGTTATCTAGACAAATAAATGTATCATCCTTTCTGAAGTTCGTATCCAATATATGGGATTTTGCCAATAAACCCCTGTATAAAGGATCTACGGATGGAACAATATACGTTCACCAAATTTGGTGTCCGGAGAAAATCAATATTCAGACCAATCTCTATTCCATTCATTGGAAGTTGATGGAAGTTATATATTACAGCGAAGATGCAACACTTGTTTCCGGCGAAGGACTGGACATTCCTTTTGCCCCCGAGGAGAATGTTCTAAAAATCCAAACAAGTCTCCGAGAGATTCTAAAAGAAAGAATACGGCGCTATCGTTTAAGAGCCGCCTTCTATGAAGCCAGGGTAAATGCGCTCAGTGCACGCTATTATGAACGCTACGGAACCACGGAAATCACTGATAATGCGTCGGTTTTATCCGTTGAAACGGAGGATGAAGCGTAAACCCGCCATTTTCCAAAAGTGGATTTTTATAAAAATATTGACTTTCACTATTACTAGAAGAACACATGACAGGTTCGAAAGATGGCATGCAATCTCTGTTCCTTTTGGCCGGCCTTGCAGTGGTAGTTGTAGCACTATCGTATCTCCAGCCTAACCTATTCGTCGGTGGCCGCGAGGGTTTCCAGTCGACACTATCCGCGGCCTCGAACACTGCCGCCCCCGCCGGTTCGATGAGTGCTCCGGGTCCTTCCCGCGAGCGCGCGGTGAAGACTGCCCCCGAGGTAGCCCCGATGCAACCCAATGGTCCGGCAGACTTCGGAAGTGCCGAGTCTCCCGCTGGCTGCTATCCCCGCGACCAGCTCACGCCCAGTGAGCTGCTCCCCAAGGACTCCAATAGCGTGTGGGCCGAGCAAAATCCCATGGGCACTGGAAGTCTGAAGGGTAAGAATTTCCTTTCCGCCGGCGCCCTCATTGGAGTGAACACCGTCGGACAAACTCTCCGGAATGCAAACTACCAATTACGCAGTGAGCCGCCGAATCCCCAGGTCCCGGTGTCCGTGTTCAATGTCCCCACGATTGAACCTGACATGAATCGTCGTGCGCTCGAGATTGCCTAAGCACCATGACTATGATATGATATAAAATCGTATATTTTACACGATTTTATATTTTGATCTAACCCAATGACAGGTATGGATAGCATTGGTTCTTCTTTACAATATGCCTTACAACGTGTGAAGAATGTCTTTCATATGGGAAATTATCCGACGACGATAGTGAAGAGTAATATAGATGGCCAAAGCTATAATGTACGTGACCTGCCCGATAAGCAAGAGGCGGCAGACATGATGGCGAAAATTCGGCTAAAGATGAAAAAGCTAAAAATGCATCTGGAGGCGACATTTCCCGACAAGCCACAAGTGAAACTCTTATCGAAGAATTTCGATGCAGAGGCACATCGTCTAGGAGAGGCGACTCCCGATGATGAATTTACAAGTTTCAGCGTCAATAAAGGAGAATCTGTCCATTTCTGTCTCCGACAACGAGAGGATGGTAATGAGGGATTGGTGGATGAAAACATCATTACCTTTGTTGCTATTCATGAAATGGGCCATATTATAACAAAAACGATTGGACATGGTCCCGATTTCTGGAATAATTTTGGCTGGCTCCTTCAAGAATCCGAACGTATTGGCATATATACGCCACAGAATTTTTCTGCACACCCGGTATCGTATTGTGGAATGAAAATAACGGACCAACCGAAATATGACGCGAAGAAAGATGGTTCTAATCTGGAAGTGGGTAGCATTGAATAAATATCTTACTTAGCAAGGTTAGATGGATGGAATACATGAAAAATTCATACAATCGATATTTGATAGTAATACTCTAGAAACACTACAAAAACCAGTATCAACGGAATTAAGAGTGTTGTTTCATGAAAAGCCTGGCGTGGAACCCGTCGAGAAAAAAATAAATGGAATTTTCCCTTTCATGACCATATTCGATATCAAACTGGCAATTTACGTGGCATCAAACATGGAAGATTATGCACTTCCCGATTTTACGTTTATTGCAAAAACCGGACTTTTTAAAACACAAATTGTTCCGATCGATTATTCCTGGCTAAATACGACAAATCCGGATGAGGCGTTCGTATTACATGACCCCGAAGAACTCACCCAAGAAAAAAAGCCGATTGATGTACGATTTGTAGAATCATCCGGTGCTCGGCGCATCATTGGTATACATCGCCGTGAACGCATGACTCTAGAAGGCCTATTTCCAAATAAACCACCCGTTATTCATGTATATTTCTATACGAATTTGGAACGGCCAGGAATGAGTGAAAAGGAATGGAACGGGCGGGTATATCCCTATTTCCCATCCCTTTCCATTGAAAATAGTAAGATTACATCACAATACAAGGAAAAAATCTATCGGCTCACAAAGGGCTTTATACGTCGTCGAAATATTTTTTCGAAGTTAGAGGGTCTTTTGAAATCGACGGATGAAATTATCCAGATGAATATGTCAGCTATCAGATATTTACGCATTGCCTATCCGAAACCAGAGGGTATACCTGGAATTGAAACGATCTTCTATGAAACTCCCGTGAATACCCTACGGCCCTACATGCGTCTGATTCCTGCCGATGGAACTCCTATCAGCAAAGTTCACATGATTGGCGATATTCCCAATTTAGAGGATCCGCGACTGCTTTTACAATGGTATCAAGAAAAAAGTGCAACACCCCAGCGCGATTTCTCCATTTCAAAAATACTCATACGAAAGGCAAGTAAAATTACAACGCCCCTTTACTGCACTATGCGCCTTTTGGATGATGGAACCGCTGATATTACTATCGAACCGCCCAGAGGTGTAAAGAAACTTGATCCCAAAAGTGAATTGGGGATGCTGCCCAAAATTATCCAGACAAATTTACAGGAGTTCCCGTATTTGAAAACGGCTCCCATACTTGTAAATGGAATGTTCGTATTTGGAATGAATCTGAAAGATAAGGATTCCGATTTATTCACATTTGACAATTTCCAAAAAAGGCTGGCGGCGTTTTCGCCCATATTTCAAGAAATTCCGCCTTTGGCGGAAGCGAAACCCTTTATTACATTGCGGTATAAATTGGTAAACAATTTTATGCGTGAAGATCGCGTGGAGACATTTTTAACGCAAATAATGCAGCGGAAACTGATTCAAGGAGATTCTGTTTATTCCGATCTTGTAGAACGTGTTGCCACGGAATTTGATATCGATATGAATGAGGCGAAACGAAGAGTGGCCGATAAAATGAAACATACTACTGATGTTATTTTGGTAAATGAAGATACAAAGGAATTTGCCTTGAATGCAAATCCTGGAACTGATATTGCCATTTTCAAACAACACCCCTTTTATTATATTCATATATATCGTGTTGATTCTATCGATACACTCAAGCGCGTGATCACTTTCTTATCGATGCTATTTTCATTGGATCCGATTGATATTCCTGAAGAGGCGCTGAAAGAATTATCGCGGGCGGAAGAGCAGGAAGAGCAGGAAGAGCAGGAAGAGCAGGAAGAACAAGAAGACGAGCAAGAACAAGAAGACGAGCAAGAACAAGAAGACGAGCAAGAACAAGAAGAGGGTGTTCCAGGCCAATCCACTGGAGAAGCACAGGAATATGTACACGTTGACCCCGAAGATGCTCAAAGCTATGTCTTTGTTGATCCTGATGCCGAAGAAGAGGGCCTGTTTTTTGGAGAAGAAGAGGAGGGCCCTGAAGATGCATTACAAGAGGAGGAAGCTCCTCCTGAAAACACCACAACAACCACTATTGCCCAAAAAAAGTTCACATTTTCTAAAAAACCGGCCGCCGCAGTACAACAGGGCCAAGATTTCCAAGGAAAAAGTTTTGAAACCTACTTCTCCGAAAAGTTAAAGCGCAGTGATGAGCGCCTATTTGTATACATTCCCAAAAAAGAGGGAATGACCCATAATGATAAGCCCTCCGTATCAGGATATGTTACATCCTGTCAGGCAAATTTAATGAGACAGCCCGCCGTTTTAACGGAAGAAAAATTCCAATATATGAAACAACAATATAAGGACTTATTGGAAAGTGGGCAAATGGTGTTCCACTTATTTCCACTTGATAAAGATAAACAAAAGGAACCCTATCTTCATAAAGAGGGCGTGGAATATTACACTATTTTACGCTATGGAACCGCCGATAGTAATCCCAATTATTATTTATGTTGCCGGTTCTTTTGTGCCCGAGATGAAATTCTCATTCGTGAAGTGGAACTCAGAGGAACAACTCTTCGTCGCCCTGTAAAAAATGCAGATGGGACGATGCGCACGGAAAAAGAGCCTGACACATGTCCATTTTGTGAAGGAAAGGTAATCGAAAATCGCAGTTTTCCTGGGCGAAATGAGACGATTATTGAACGAGTTGTCAAACCTGGAACGGCTAAACGCCATTTGTATATTAATTTTCTTCGTAAAACAAATCACCCAGAAGGATTTGAACTCCCCTGCTGTTTTTTAGAGGACAAGCCTATTCGTGTAGGTGATAAGGGTTTTCCGGAAAAAGCTCCTCCCGTTGAAGGGGCCGTTCCCGAAGTCGAAAAAGAGCCCACGATGCAAACAGCCTCTACAGGTGGCCACGTATATGAAGAGACATTGCTGAAGGCGAAGTTCTCATATGTCGTAGGTGTTGAAAAGTTACCTCTTGATGGGCCATTGCGTAAGGCGTTCAAAGATCGTGGAAAGGGCGTCGAAAAGGGTGCTATCAAATATGAGATAACATTTCCGCAAATAGGTCTCCCACCCTTGGAATTAAACAAATATTTTTCACAAAGCCCCGTTGACCTTGTCACTAAAATGCAGAAACTAAAACCGGATGCACAGGGATTTCTACGTATAGGTGTCGAAAATCGCCTACAATATCTGAATGATTCCTTTTTATCTGCAGTAGCCCCATTCTTTAAAAAGAATTCGGCAGATGGAATGAAGAAGATGATTATAGATATAGTACAACCTCGTATATTTCTATCGCTGAATTATGGCAATCTCTCTCTTGAAATGTATAAATCCTCATTAAAACAGCCAGAAATAACGGATGAACAGCTACAACGATGGGCAAAAGATACGCTACATGTTGATAAGTTGAATACTGCAAACAGGGAGCTTATTATTCGCGCATATATGTCGTATGAATACTTCCAAATGTGGCTCGAAAGCTCTGACACAAAAAAGGAATATAGGCATTTTTCACATTTATTTGTACAACCGCAATTATTCACAACGAATATTCGACGCACAACAGAAAAGGGGGAAATAATGGAAGAGAAACATAGGAGGGGTATTATTTTCATAATCATCGACTTACTGAAGTCGGGCGAAATACGGATTCGTTGCCCACCCTATCCAATAAGTAAAGAATTAATGGAAGTATCCGAAATAGGGTTTTTATTCCATCATTATTCCGGAATATGGGAGCCCCTCTTCTATGTCGATAATCGTGACCCCAATCAACGCGAGGATATAACATCCTATACACTCCTTTTTCCATACAAATCCAAGACAAAGCCGAAAATCGTTCAAGATATTATAGATGAGTTTTTCAAACAATGCCAGACAAAATCAGGAAGGGGGATTTTTACAAGTATAACAGGAATTTCATCCGGCAGTTTGGTAAGTGTTCATTCCTTAAAAATACAGCTGAAAGACGTGAAAGAAATATCCTACTATGGAATTATACGTGATTCCTATAATCATGTTGCAGGTATAGTATATAAAACAATCGATGATAAACTCGTTGCCATTCCTGCTATCGACAATGGATTTATAATACCCTATCTAGATGGGACTCTTGTTCTAGACTGGGACGATTTTAAACCTGCCCCCATCCTAGATCTGGTAAAGTTCTATAATGATTATATTATTCCCAATTTTCCGAAACAATACTCTATTATGAGAGCAGTCAAAAGCGCCGGCTCGAAACAGATTGTTGCAGTTCAATTATCCAATCATGTATATATTCCTATTATGGACGGCCCTCTTGATGGAATTCAATTTCCAGATCCCACCTCACCTGTGGAAATTCAAGAAATGGAATGGTCAATCAATCGTCGTATTATAAAAGACACGCCGAATGTAATACCTGGCGAAGAGACGCGACTACGTTTAAAAGAATTTTCCGAAGTATATGAACATCTGCGTATACGCTTTTCGAATTGGCTACATTCCTTAGAAGATGGGGGCGATTTTCGAAATAGGCTGGAAACTATTATCTTTCGCAAAGATTTACCCCTATTTGAAAAACGAAAGCGGATGGAAATCATTCTTATGCCGATTATGGAAGAATGGATTGCAGAATCCGATGAAGATAAACCGCGCCAAGCGAGCCTTCTTCGAGTGGATTGCCTTTTGCGCCCGCACAATGAATGTAGTGGCATGTGTACATGGAAGGGGGATGAGCAGAAATGTCTCATTCATTCTCCAGCCACATCTCCTATAGAGGGAACCACCGCCTCAGGAGGGGAAGTGCTTATGACGAGACTGATTGAAGAGTTGTTGCGCTATGCAGGAAAACGCAATCAGATTTTTCAACAAAAGGTGTCGCACCTCTCACAAATAATGAACCCTATTCGTAATAATGACCAATTTATTATTCCCGAAAATTCTGCCACGTGGGTGGAAATGTTACGCAATGACTGGACGCGCGATACCAGTAGAAAGCCGAAATTTTTAGAGGAAATGGCGCAAACACCTGTACAAGCAGCAGAGCCCTTAGAGCCGGTCGAACGGGCCATCAAGTTGCCTGAAGTACTGGATAAATTATTGGGGGAGGGGGGCGACAAATTACATTTATATCCATCTCCTACAGAAAATTTCAACCCCTTTTTAGTTCAAATAGAACTTTCTAAATCTGATATTCAATTACAAAACTCGAACGCAATTAAATTGAACAAGGAGCAAATTGGCAATATCGTTCGTTTAACAGGTAAGGCAATTCTACAGATTGATATAACAGATGGTATCGAAGACCGAATAATCGCTCTAAAACCATTCACTGCATCGGATATAACAGGGTATATGATATTTGTAGTAAAAGATGGCCACCCACCCTCCATACTTATTACAAATCCAGAAAAGCCGCGATTTTTAGAAAAAGCGGATTTACCGGTAAATATACAGCGTTATTTTGAAAGTGCCAAAAAAATATTCGTGAAATCTAAAACATAGTTTGTAGACGATCCTCTAGCATTGCATTCACTTCGTCCTTCATATCATTCAGGCGAAACATCTTATAGTTCGAATTCTCCGGATAAAAAATAACAATACACAGCTCCGTGATTTTCAACCCATAATACGTCTCCAAAAACCACTTATATACGTTCAACTGAAGCGTATATTGCCAATAATTACAGCTCGGCAGGTGGTCCAGAGGCCCCAGACCCTTCTCCCAATCATTGGACATCTTAATCTCCTTGGAGCGCTTCCAATCATAAATCACATAGGAATCGGTGCTTTTCCTGTAAAAGACCATGTCAATGGAGCCGGCGAGCTTATATTTCTCACTCCACACTTCCCACTCACTCCGATAGGGAACCAGATCATCCTTGACATCACTCCAGAAATTCTTGAAGTATTTCCACTCGGTCGTCTGCTTCACACTCGGCTCAATCAAGTCCAGATAGCCATGCATGAATTGCTCAATGGCCAGATGGAGTGCAGTCCCCTGTGTGGAAGCATTTCGCCCATTCTCGTCCCACTCCCGCTTGATTTCGGCGGCGGTCTTTCCATAATACTTATTCTGTGGCCATTTCGGCGATGACATCATTTTTTGAATGACGGCATCGGCGTCAAAGTGAGGAAAGTAGTTATGAATAAACTTGGTACAGCTAATCCATCCCTTCGAAACACCATCAATCGTATACACATGAGTGGGCTCATCGAACACGATATGTTTATCGCGCGGATGAGCATTTAAAATCGATAGAACTTGCCAGTCTTGGGGCATATATATATAAATAGCTATATATCTTTAGACGGCGGGCGCGTTTTTATCTTTCTTAGCAAATCATCCATATATAATAGAATGTCTTCTGGATATATCATCACATTTTGCGATAGCGATTATGATAATGTGGTCCCGACAGAGGACATGGTGCCTCGTAAAATATATAGGAGTCTGGAAGAGGCTATGAATGCTCTAAATCAATACACGGAGAAGTTAGAGGAGTTTAATCCCATTCTATATGGAGAAGTATATCCATTTGAAAAAACGACCTTGAAGCAAGAGGTGGAACAAAAGGGGCGCGGTATAGTTGGATGGCTAAAAGAGGATGGTGAACGTATTTCGCTATGTATTCTCAAATTTCAGCTATTCACAAAATAGTGGTACATGATAGTATGAAGCCATGGACAACCAATAAAAATTACAAGGAATGGAAACAGGATGTGAAACATCATCAAACAAAGAAAGTGAAACGTTCTTCAAAGGATATGTGTCGCAAAGGTTCATTCTGCAAGGGAGCGAAAAATATTCCCCGAAAGCTAATGCCTCAAATATACGACGTAGACGCGTTCTCCAAAAAAATAAAGAGGAAGTATAATGTTCGAACACGGCGTCTGACAATGAAAGCCAAGGCGCTCAAGCCCTCACAGAATGAAATCAACGAGGAACGTGTCGATGATGTCATTGAGGAAATCGGGCCGAAGAAGAAAATAAAGCATCCGGTGGTTGTTTCTAAGGATAAATATGTGGTGGACGGCCATCATCGGTGGGCGGCAATGAAAAAGGCCGCGCCCGAGAAGCGAATCCCTGTTGTTATGATTAACGCCCCTATTAGCGATGCTCTCGGCGTTGCCGTGGCGGCAGGGACAAAGCGGGAGAAGTTCTAGGATACTTATCACGATGTGCCAGTATCAATATTCTCTATAGGCATAATATTCTTTGTGTCAATATCTAGATAGAATAGGTCACTTTTATCAATACCAGCTGATTTAAGTGTCTTATATGTTGTTGTAGTATTTGTAATAGTAAATACTTTTTTCTCATAGTTAATATGAATTTGCTTCATTATTCTATTTTGCCACACATATAGTGAAGGTTGTGTATGTTCATACTTAAATGAAGGTGAGTCCGATAATACCCTCATTTTCATTTTCTCAACATCATCCTTTAAGGATTTATAAACAGGATGATCTAACATTCTAAGACGAGTCTCGTATTCCACCTTATTATACAGATGGATGATTAAAGAAGATGGTGTAAGGCCTAATTCATTTACGACCATCTTGAACCGATCATATAATAAATAATTCACTTTAATTCCCAGTCCTGTCTTAATATAATCCTGTAGATAATTATCAGCATCTCCAATAGTTTGAATTTTTGATCCCCTACCCTTAAGAATTTGGTAAAACTTATGACGCCAATGAATAAAGGTCATGTAAGACATAGGTGATGAAATCATATTAGAAAGTTGGCAGCTTTTCTTATGAAAGATATCCTTTTCACTTGGAATATACTTTAGATTCGATTTATGAACATATTTTTTAAAGAGTAGAAAATCATTATTAAGACCTGGCCTTTCAACTTTCATATATAATTCATCATCACAATGCCACTCACTTACTAACTGGAACATTTTACGTTCCGGTTTTAGTTGCATAATGCTACCATTTTTGATTATAATTGCAGTAGCATTTGGCGTATGATCATTGTTGAACAGGCGCAAAATGCTATTTACAGGATATGACATGGTTACATACAAAAAATCAACCTCTAGTTAAATTTTTTTTTATATATCGTCTAGTACTGAAGTTAAGTACACACCCCTCTAAAACCCAGCCAGCTCCATAATAATCTTCCCTATCATGTTCCCTCCCTCAATAGTCCCATTGCTCTTTCGCACACCACCTAACAAGTTGCTCGTCTTCTTTGCCCCAGGTGTATAATACAAGAGAGTCTTTCCTAAATCGCGCGCCTTTTCCACTATCTTCCGAAATCGCCGATCCGTCTCCCATCTCTGACGTAACCCCTCACGAATCACTTCCTCCCTCTTGCCTATCCAGGCCGTCTCGTCAATCACACTCTTGTATTTCTTCAATGAAGAGGGACGCATTATTTTCTGCATTTCACTCATCTCATCCTTCATGAGAGCCCTTTCACGTTCTGGCGAAATGGATTTCTTATCCCCTTCCGTCTCAACGGCCCTGAGTTGTAGCATATCTTGGTGTATTTTTCCAGTCTTACTGAATATGGTTGTAGCCATATTGGGTGTATTCGACGCCACGCGGAATTTCATAGCGTTCAAATAGTGCTCTAGCGTAGGATATACGACATCCTTGGTATAAGGGTCATCGATAGGAAAGGGGGCCGTGGGAGAAAGCCATTGTCCTGCACTCAGTGTCTCTCTCTTTTCATTCAAATCGAGCACATCCTTTTCACTTGCATCCGGATAAAATAGAAAGAGCTCTCCTTGCGTATATTTGGTGGCAGTACCACCTCCCTTTAGCGCGGCGGCAGTCATCTCATCTGGGGCGTTCTCCTCATCCACTACATCAGCGACAGGCTCAGCCGCTGCAGGCCCACCCACCGCCGCTGTAGCGCTCGCCTTCAAAGAGGACAGGCCTGACATTTCCGTTTCCAGAGGCCCCACATATTTGGTCCGCTTGAAAATAAACCAGCGATTTAGGAAAGAGAACTCCTTGACAGCATCCAACATAACATAATTCGCCGCCTTTTTATTCGCTTCCTTATAGGATTTCTCAAATACATCAGTCTTAAACAATTCACACCCAATCTGGCGCATTTCCTCCACAAAATACGGGAATGATACTAAATATTCACGATGAGATGTACCAATCGTAATAAATTCCACATCGATTGCCAACCCAAGAGACTCCTCTCCATCTGTTAGTTCGTCTTCATCATATTCTTTCGCGATTGACCAAAAGGTCGTGGAACCTTCTGCCCCCACTATCTTGTCACCCTTTGACGTATTTCTCAGTTTATCAAATACCAGCTTGCCATCAAAGCAGGCCCCGATGAAATACCCGCCCACTTTCAAGTTATCCGAAATGTTTTTCAGAAATCCCTTAAATGTCGTCGTGTTCTCAAAGAAATAGTGGAGAGCAAACATACAGCTCATACAATCCGCCTTCTGTCGCAAACGCTCCTTTCCATTCACTGCCACAAACGGAGGAATCGTGTCGCTCGTTTTGACTCGTCCAATCACGCTCTGAAGAATGGAGCGCTCCTCTTCATTACCCTCTGCAGCATCTCCGTTCTCATAATTTTTACTCGAGTTCCCCACCACGAAGACCATGGGAGGAATCTTGTCCATTCCACCCTCATTCACCGCCGTCTCGAGATACCTTCTATATATACTATCATTCATACCCCGAATATTATCTGTCGAATAATCCACGCCAAGCACAAAGGCCACTTGATTCTTTCTCCAAATATGTAAGTCGGCACCCACTCCACATGCCATATCGAGCAATACCTTCTTTTTCCCGCCCAAGCCCACTTGGTATAAAATGCCCTCTTTGACATACCGATTGTGGAAGTTGCGCATTGGCTGTGTCAATCTCATGTCCTGTATAGGAGCCTTACGATCATAATATTTATTTCCCATTCCCGCCATGGAGTTCGCCAATTCATCCGTCTCTTCCTTACTGGGCTCCTCTGAACCAGTTGTAATCATATGCAGTGTAATAGGATCGTATATACTATTCCACACATCTTCCGCCACTTTATCACTATTCAGCGTACGCCCCAAAATGCCACTCTGCAGACGCTCCGTTTTATCTTGGCGAATACGCAGTGGAATCCAACGCCATCCAGGCGCCGCCTTCGGATTATAGGCCATTTCAACAATCGTTCTATCTTGAATGGGCTCATCGGCCTCCGTCTTCACATATTTCTCACCTGAATCCGGGTCGGTGAACATTTCCAGATTACAATTCGACGCCATGGAATCGGGGAAATCCTTCGGTGTAAAGAGAACGGGCCTATATTCGCCCTTAATACCTGACCCGCGAATAAACCTATTTTTCTTCGGAAGTTCCAACTGATTGAGAACAATGCTCCTCGGATTTTCAGTGCTAGAGCCAACAAACAGGCGCAGTGTTTTATATTCTACTGGGGCGCGTGTTTCCGGATTTTCACCCAGGCTTACCTTGTCTTCTGGCTTGTCCTCCTCCTTTTCAAATTTCACCAGAAAATCAATGGTATTATCCTTCGCCGGTTTCCATTTGAATTGTTCGTAAAAGTTCTCACTGGACCCACTGGGGAGTGGCTTATTATTCGATGTAAAGATGAGACCATCCGTATAGTATGGCCGCGCCGTTTCAAGAATGCGACGAGCATTATTAAAGATACTCGTGTCACCCGCGCGTGCAAACAAGAACGTCTTCTTTGACACCTGTAGTCTCGTTTTCTCGTTTACACCCGGTAATACCATTTCCAGCCCATCCTTGTTCCATTTTGTAACCCAGGCATTCATATGACCAAATCTGCTTTTCATTTCCTCGTCTTTTCCAGGAGGTTGAAACGGGAATTTACTGACATCCTCTTTATCCATTCCATAAAAGATGTCAAATATGAGATACTGATTAATCGCCCGTTTTTCATTGTCTAGGGTCACCCATTCCCCATCAACGAGAGAGTTGCGGCAATTCAGATTGCGCATACCCGTCTTATAAATATTTAACGACATATCGATGAGATAGAGTTCCCCTGCACTATTACAGAAACCAAGACAGCGAAGACCATCTGCCTTATCCGTCACATTGTACCCGTCACGAATATTTGCCTGACCCTCCTCTCGAGTGGAGCTCATATTGTTTTTCTGTAGATTGATAGTGTATGGTCCGCGAAATTTCATAATAGGGTCGCGGGATTCTGGATCAATCAGAAGCTTATATGCATCCAATACGCGCTTTACCTCTGAGTTCCGAATGAGAAACATGTTCTTTTGGATACCACGTAGAATCTCGCCAGAGCCCTTAATAAGACGCTTCAATGCATTGTCAACCGAATCCTTCTCCTCTCTCAATAGCTCAATCTCAATCTCATATATCGGCTGTGTCTGCATGATATCCTCGTCACGAAAGCGCCGCTGCCAGTTAAATTTCCCACCCTTTAAAACCTTCGTGCTTTTGACGACAGACATATCGATACGAAAGCCGGGCGCCTCAAATATCCATCGACGCAACATCCGGAAGGCTTTCGGAACACTGGACCAATTGCTCGTCAGCTTTTTAAAAGCGGGGTCATCGGAGCTCATAGGAAGCTCACGGCGTGTCTTAATACGCATACCATACTCGTCAATGTCAATATTGGGAATCGTAACGGCGCGGTCCTTAATCATGGCCGTATATGGCTTTCCAGTCAATGTATCATCGCGACAATATTGTTGAATCGCGGCGAAACTGCTGATATCAATACGAACATGGTCCCTCGTTATAATCGATAGGCGGTCTTCCTGTGGAAGACTTGTAAAGCCCTTGGAACGAAGGCGCTTTGCTACCGATAGAAACGTGGTTTGATCCAGTTTTCTCCCCCTTGAAAACGACGCCTCCAGCTCATAGCCGGGCTGTTCGAGCCACTCCGCTACTTGCTTTTTCAACAGGTTGGCCTCGGAAGAATAAAGTTCCATCCTACCTGATAATCCTATTCACAACTATAGGTTTCGCTTTGGGCGGGCAATATCTTAAATTTTTATGAATGGAATGACTCTATGAAATAATAGCGTCTGTATGACGTTGGGGCCCGACAAAATTCTCTGTTAAATGACGAATTGCCTCTGCCTTACCCAGGGCAATAGCATAATCGGCCTTTTTGGGCTTCTCGATCCGGGGACTTATTCTCGAAGGAGTGTTCAAAAGGCGGCTCTTGATTTCTTCCAATGTTCCATCGGCAATAGGCCAATGTACCTTCCATCCGTCCGTTTCTCTGCTTGATACCCAGAAGGCCAAATTATCACCGACGGGTGTCTCATTTATATTGTGGAAAATGGCCCTTGCACCCAATGAAATCCCCCAAACAGGGCGGTCGGGAGTCCATTGGCGAATGTCTTCCGGAATCCACTGAATTTTCTTATTTGCTTCATCGATAATAACCAACTGAATCTCGTACAAATGTGCAAGAGCCTTGTCGAGTTCTTTCGTGTTTTGTGGGGGACTGATGTCGGCAGATTGTTGCTGATTTAGTTGCTCAATAACCCTCTTTTTAGACCATACTTGACCCTTTAGTTCCTTGTCAATGCGTTCCAATAGTTTGAGAATGGTCTCTCGGAGAATCGTTTTCTTAATGGAGGGTGTCCCAGCCCGAAATTCGGGATTCGTTTTCCATAAAATGACAGCAAGGGGGCCGGGAGGTTCCATGGGAGTTGGAATCCAGCCACAAAGTGTTTTCGGAACATTCTCGCCCTCTTGAGTATCCGAACGAATTTTGATTTCAATCGGAGGGAGAGTGTTGTTTTTATTTGGATTTGTCTGAAGAATATCGAATAAATTGTTCATTCTTAGGAAGTGCCTTACTAAGAATAATCAATTCAGGTTTAGGTCTTGTTCAATATCGAAGATTCTCTTGGGCGGTCTGTTCATTGCGCTCGCGCTCAATTTGCTCATTCCGTACAGCCTTGCAAAAATTCAGGTATTCCATAAATTCCTGAAATGTTTCGGAAGAAACTTTACAAAGGTCGAAAAAAATTCCATTGCTGTTTTCTGTAAATTCACAGCGACCTTTTAAAAGAATCTCAAATATCTTTTTGTGTTCGGTATTGGAAAGAAGCTTTAAATCGTCTAAAAAACGACGTCTTTCTTCATATTCCTCCGTTGTCATAGACATCTATTTACATGAAATGCTTCTAATTATCCTCTTTCCCCGCGGGCGAAAGATTTCTGGATTGGCTTCGAATTGCGTTTCCGGCGAGGGCATTCTTTACAGAATTTTGATTTGCACTAGTTTCCTGGGCAGAGGCAGAGACATTCTGAGCAGAGGCAGGAACATTCTGAGCAGAGGCTGGGACATTTTGGGCAGAGGCAGGCTGAGCAGAAACATTCTGAGCAGGAAGATTTGTAGTTGTGGAACCATTCTCATCCAGCATATCTTCCTGGTCGGTAGCCTCCTCAGCACCCTCTGCCTCATCGATAACCTCTGCCTCCTCAGCAGCCTCTGCCTCATCGGTAGCCTCATCTTGTTCGGTATCCTCAACCACCTCTTCCTTAGATCCCTCTGGAATCGCCTCAAGAGCTGCAGTATTTTTTGCCTCCGTAGCCTTTGTATCGACATTCTGAAATGAACCCACGCTCAAAATATATTCGTCATTTACTTGAAACCGGGACTTCTTAATTTCAACATTGACAATATCGCCAATCTGAACATCTTCAAACTCTCTATCGCCAATACTCATATCACGAGGAACAATGACGCGAATTGCATCGCGATAATTTACATATAAACCCATTTTATTCTTTCGAATAACATCCCCTTTGAGGATAACACCATCCGACGGATTGATTACACCCCCTTCTGCCTGCACACGAAAGATAATATTCCCTGTAAAACGCCCCCGCTCAACCATACCCATCGAGCGCGACAGAATTTTCAATGTATTTGGAATAACATACCCATGACGGGAACACTTGTTTTCAATACGCGCCCGCAACTTCTCGAGTAAAATCGAGTCAATACTTTTAATTACACGCTTGAAATCTGTTGGGGTGAGTGAAACCTGTTCTTCAAATATTGCAGTATGTTCCATCCTTCTATATGTATAATTACATTCCTTAAGTCATATCAATTTTTATCTAGTGGCAAAAACTTAGACCAATTGACATTCAAACCGGCATAATAGGGGGTTTAATATAATAGATTATCATTTTGTTCAACTACTCCATTGATCCTGTAGTGAAGTTTCAAGCCTGAATATATATCATTCTTAAATTGATAGGCCTTTTCACCACTTGTATGAAAGTTTCCATATTTAATACGAAAAACCACGTGTTTTGTTGTTATTTCATGTATTACACATTCATCTAGGGCATTTGATAGAGGTGTAATATAAAATGATACATGTGGGCTTATTTTATATTTCTGTTCAAACTTTATAGGAATATCTATATAAAATTCTTTTTTATCAATTAAATCAGAAACGCGACCATTCCCCCTAATATTAGCAGCAAATTCCCACAATTTAGAGTCCAAGCATTTCCGAATCTCATCTGTTAATACAAATGGCGTTCCACCTTTTTTCATACAATATGTTTCAAAATTTTCAATATCTACTGGGATATATTCAGTTGAAAACTCGTACTTTCCTTGAGTTCTCAAATATTCTGTAAGTTCTGGGGTTGGATTTAATAAGCGATATGCATAGGTGTTAGGATGTCCTTGTAGTGTTGCTTGGCATGATGAGACTCCAAATCTGAATGTATCTATTTCTTCCAGATCATATTCACCAAATTCTTGCATTCCTATGCAATAGTGTAAATCACCCTTTGTGTTTGCATATACTTGTATTTTTGTTTGGAATTGTTTCAATTCGGTAACATCGTTTTCAAGTTTTGCAATAGTTTGCTTGAATTCTTCCATCTTATATTGAATAATACGCTACATCTTTAAACGTATCAGTACATCCATACCCCCCCTATTTTTTGGATGGCACGAAGTGCTTCGCCTTTATAGATGAAATAGGCCTATAAAAATAGCGCTTTCCCGCCTTTAAACGCTCCATTTTATCGACAAAACGAAGCATAATATTTTTAAGAGCGCAGGCCTTTATCACATTCTGAAATTTCCGTTCATCCAATTTCAGTTTCAACTTTAATTTAATAAATTCTTTCTCTGCAGGTGTCAATTTATCCTCCTCCTTATCTTTGGGCTTCCTCTTCTTTTCAACCTCCTTCTTTTTTCGCTCACCCTTTTCATCCAATACAACATCTGACAAACTCAATTCGGGATATCCAAGAGCAGTAATCATCGTACGAATCATACGCAATTGTTTCTTGTGAATTTCCATACCACTTACAATTTCACATTCTCCCCCCTTTTCAGGAATTTTACCAGGATCAACAGGGCGGTCATTTGTTTTAAATACCAACCGCAAATCTTTAATTTTCGGAACAATAAATCCGTAAATATTTCCTGCAGTAGCTATATTTGCTTGAACAACATTTACTGGATTAGAGGGGTCCTTATCGAATAGGTTGGAGATAATTTGACTACACTTTTCATTTCCACATTGATATTCAATAACCCCATTCGTTAAATTGATATAACGATACACCTCTATTTTTTCCTTTGTAAGAAATTGCTCTTCAAAAACATGTTTGAGAGATATATCACTTTTATCCTCTTTCATAATTTCCAGTTGTTCTTTTACAGAAATAAATTCGTCCCAAATAAGCTCTAAGAAGATTTCGGAAAATGTCTTTGCATACTGGACTTTTGATGCCTCCTCTTCAACTTTCTGAATATATTCAATGGTCCATGAAACCATTGATATATAATTATATACGCGTATCAATTCATCCTTATTATACCGCTTTTCAATAATATCTAAAATATCCGGTGGAATATCTAATGACGATGTTCCATTCCGAATTGTTTCAGACCATGCCTTACATGCCTTCCAGAATTCTACACCTGTGTCTTTTGGAGCCTCTTCTTGGACCTCTTGTGCTACCACGTCCTGTGGGGCCTCATCCTGTTGTCCCTCTTGTGGTGCCTGTTCTATATCCTGCTTTACAGGTGGGCCGGATTTCTTTATGACTATAGGCGTAGGTGTATATTCATCCTTTCGAACAGGGACACTTGCAACACGAAGCGCCAATGGAATACGATAATCAGCTAAATGAATCGGCTGGAATAAATAATAGGTATTTCTATAAATAATATAACCCTCTTGATTACCAACACGAATCCTAAAGGACGTTTTACCGACAATATCTCCCAATATGGTACGAACAGCAATTTCGGGTATATCGGCAGCACGAAAGGTTTCTATCAAACTATCAATCTGTATCATCGGCTGTTCTTTGCTTTCAAATACGCGCTTCAAAATATTTTTAATCTGTAGTTCTCTCCACCTTACAGAATATTCATCATAGGATGACATATCCACTTTGATATGTTCCATATCGACCTTCTTTTCACATGTATAAGGACACTCAATCCAATCGCAGACACTTGTAAATGGGGTATCATTTATTTCCACATTCTCGCGCATCTCGCCACGTGAATCCTCCATGCGATCAATAGGGTCCAAATCCTTTACAAAATTTGCATTGTGATTCAAATTACAATCGAGAGCATATCGTTTCAGAACACGTGTAACACTACCAATCTGTAAAGCCTTTGTCATTGCATTTCTATACATGTATAAATCGGCCGTTTCAACATCGTCTTCATAGATATTCACCAGTAAATGAATCGTACAATTCCGTTTCGCTTCTGGCAAAAGGCTATGGCTACATGTACGAACACCGCGTCCCAGTACTTGTTCCATTTTATTCAAATGAAACCAGCTATCAAATACATATATCTCTCTTACAAAGCGCAAGTCGATACCCTCGGAAGCAACCTGTGAACCAATAACAACCTTCACATTTTTCCCATCCACATTTTCCATACTACGAGCGGCCTGTATCGATGCAGCATTATTGGGTGAATAGGCCGCCTGGCCAGTGAGAAGCACATACTGCGCGGGAGTAAATGGGTGTGATTTGCTGGAGTGCCCCCGCTCTCTCCCTTCACACATGGCGCATTGTCGGCCTAGGCCGTCTACAACCCCATCAACAAATAGGGATTTAGAGCGTCCGTAAGCGGTATATCCATTCGCCTCCAAGGCAATGGCAAAGGGGAGGGCACCCGACTTCACAAATCGACTATATACAAAGACAACACCGATTGTCTTTTGTATTCTCTGTAAAATAAAGGCTGTCTTCGGAGATGATTTATGTAGTTCGTCGCGTTTCAGCCAAGTGGGTGGAATATTGCTTTTGAATTGACTGAGTGTGGCACCCTCCTTTCTTTCCTCGAAACATTCTTGAAATCCCGCCTCTCGAATACGCGGAGTTTCACCTTGACCTACTTCTGGAAATAGCCAGTTTCCAGATTGTACCATCTCATCGATACTCTGTAAACCCAATTGAGATCTTGCAATAGCTTCATCGGCGATACTCCGTATTATTTTCAACTCGCGGTCTTTGAATCCGACAGGGACAAATGGAAGACGTAGTAAAATCTCTCTGCGCCGCTCGGCATCCTTATCCCCCTTTGGAAATATAGAGTCGCCTTTTGGTGAATGTCCAGGCCAATGTTTTAAAGCCGGCACACCCTGTGGGGGTAGACGTACAGGGAAACTCAGCGGATTTTCTCCGCGCATAAAACTTAAATATGCTGCTGCAACATTTCCCAGCTTTTCTTCTCCTCCTGGGGCGAATTTCCCAGTCGGAAGAAAAATATCACCTTCCGTCAAGGGAGCCTTTTTATCGTTCAATAGTAATAAATTCAATAGGAATATGATTTCATGATAGTTATTGTACATAGGCGTGCCTGTCAGTAGAAGTAGTTTCATTCCTTCCGTTGCTTGAACGACACGCATTAAAAGCGGGGTTAGACGCTTTCCAGCCTTTGATTCGGAAAGTTCGATTTCGCCTCCTGCAGCATCAATATTATCATCTTCTGTTTCGCCGGGAGTATCTCGTAAATTATGGGCCTCATCTATAATGACTAGACGGCCACTGAACTCACGGCGGAGCATTTTGATTTCCTCTTGCTCCTTTCTCTCAGCGTCTAGAGATGACGGGACGCGATCCAAAATAGACTTTATATATCTGTAAAACTGAACGTATCCTAGAATCGTATAGCGGACATCAATGGCCTGTTTAATACGACGGACAATAACACCCTTGTCGCGTTCATATTCCATACCTGTGCGCATAAGATACGAATTTCCCGTGCATCCGGATAGTGTATTTGGCAAATCCTCTTTGTCGGATATTACAAGCGATTCATCGTCAAAAATCGTGCGTCGAAATCCGGATTGAATATTACGAGGGGCAATAATGAATACGGATTCACGCGGATATACACGGAGATATTCTTCCGCCGTGCTAATGGCTGCACACGTTTTTCCAACTCCTACGCCATGATATAGTAGGGCGGAAACATATGGGGACTGGGGAGAGAGAAACCGGGTTATAAATCGCTGTGGGGGAGAGAGTTCAAACTCTTCATTCGAATTACACGGATTTATATTTCGCTTTTGTTGGCTCGAAAGGGTTTCTTGTATATTTTCAAGGTATTCTTGTTTGTGCATGAGTTTTTCCGTGAAATTCGGGTCGTTCGTTTCCGGATATAATCCGGATTCTGATTCCCAGGCATTTGTTTCCTCTGATGGAAACAATTTCCGCCGTTTCAATTCAAGAATCAAATTATCGCGAATCTTCATATCGGATTCTTTGTTCCAATATTCTAATAGTTCCTCTTTCGTATAATCCTCTAAACCACTCATTCTAACTGGAAGAGAGTCTTTAATATTGGAGACGAATGGCGCAACCGACATGTCCCAAAGTTCAGCACATCGCGGTAAGTACTTGGCTCTAGTAAAAAATATCGAGCAATATATAGAGATGCCACCGCCGAAATCAGGTTCTAAAAAGAAGGCAAATAATAGCACGAAAAAAGCCAATGTAAATGCAAGACTAAAGTTCTTAAGCCAACAGGAAATAACAAATATGATGACCATGAAAAAGGAGTTTGAAACACGCAAAAATGCAATATTAACCTCCATACAGGGAACAAATAAGTCTGTTACACATCTAAATCACGTAATTAGGATGTTGAATGCATTTCATTCAAAACCTCATAGCCAGCCCGAAAAAAATACTACATATTTCACTATAACAAAAGAGGAGAGTCTATTAACGCCCACCTATCCATACAGAATTAACAATGAGACAGGAATATTATTAGTAGGGGCCAGTGAAACATTAAATCCTCGAAATATTGTTATACGTGAATTAGTTTTAGAAAAGTTCGAAGATGATTTTCAAACATATGCAAAATGTTCTATAAAGCGCCATTTTGAGAGCCCCATGTTAAGTGATTGGAGGGGCACACAACCATTCACAACGGATCCGCAAAAATACACGATTGATTCTTCGCTATTATATGGCAAAAGCGGAGAATGGAGTGTAAAACCACTCTCTTGGAAGAATGTTCCCAATAGTTTTAAAGCGAATTTAGATGGCAAAACTCTGTTTAAGGAGGGTTCCACCATTATAGTGTCATATTCGAAAGGAACTCCCGATATTATAGGTGTATTTAAAGATTATACGGAAAGAGATAAGCAAAAGGAGCCCGATCTCATATATTGTGAAAAACAGCACTGGATAAAAAATGGGCTTTTGTATGATGAAAATCCCGATAAGGGCTGGGAGCAACCCGCTGACTGGCCAAAAATTATTCCATATATCGAGCAAACCGGTGCATTGCCAGAGTAACGTCAGTAGACCTTACTTAACTTCGGCACATCGCGGTACAGGGAGCTGAAAAGCACAATAATTCCGCAATAGTTTGCTCGCCCGTAGTAAAATTTCCCGCTTTTCCACATTATCAGAGCGAATACGCTGTAGACCCTCCTCCAAGGAACACCATTGAATGTCCCCGACTTCCCTTGTCATAAGAGAGTTGCTCTTATCCACTTCCAAATCAATATCTTTCGGACAATACATAATGTAATATTTATGGCAATAACGAATATTATTACTCCCGTAAAATACTTCCGTAATGGGCTCTAGATTCCGTATGGGAATGACATCCCTATCGGTCAATCCCGTCTCCTCTCTCATTTCACGAATGGCACAACCATACTCGGTTTCATGTGGATCTCTCCGCCCCTTTGCAAATCCCCATTCAGGAGTATTCCACGAATGATTCACTTTCTCGATCATTTCTGCCAAACTCGGCATTCCACCGGGCGTTCCGCTGATCAACCCTGCCAACTTTACACGTGATAGTTCTCGCTCATGTTTATACGAGTTGACACCATCCGTGGGTGGTCCCCACAGCCGTTCCCAGAGAGTATCAAATGGCTCCGTCAATAGCCGTTTCTGTTCATCTCCGGTCATACCGCGCACCTGCTGTAAAATATAATCCATATCATTCTGCCTGTATTTTCCCCTCATAATATCAATGTATCCGAGACTATCGCGACGCTGAATCATTAGGAATTCGAGTTTGGAAGTGGCGGAGAATCCATTTACCGACATAGTGGATGATGTCAGATTTTCCGCCTGATTCCATCCCCCCTTCACTCGAAACACAATGACACCAAAACTAGTAACCGGTTTCAAACATTGTTTTGTATAATGCCCCATTTCCCCGCAATTTGTACAAAATATTGTATTTGATTTCATAGTTTCCTATATATCATACAAAAGTAGGTTTAGACCTATTTTTGCGTGTATATAATAATAAAATGATACACATATTGAACAGAATGAAGATACCACCCGCCGTATGGGGGCCATTATTCTGGCATACGATTCACATAGTGGCCATCGGATATCCCAAAAACCCCTCCTATGCAGACAAGCGTGCTGCAAAAGAGTTTTTCGAATCTCTATGCTTTCTTATACCCTGCCCCGTGTGTCGCGAACACTACCAACGGAATTTGGAAAAACACCCGATCAGCCCCCATCTCGATAGACGCGATGACCTTTTCAAATGGACCATCGAACTCCACAATGAAGTGAATGCCATTCTGGGAAAAACACGGCTCCTCGAAGCAGAAGTTGTCCAGTACTATAAACGCATTGGAGCCCGAGGAAAGACCCCCGTGATAAATCAGGATACTTTGGATGAACTCGACATTCGCTCCATGATAAAAGGGGGGCTAATTGGGGCAGGCGTTACGTTCGTAGGTGGTCTTTTAATATGGCTATCATCGCGGGCTGAAACTCGATCCAGCAATTAGGTTTATTTATATCCTATAGAATAGATATGGATGATTGGAGAGGCTATACAAGTAAATATAGGGCAACAACGACCATACGTCATGAACTACCCTATCTAAAATGGGCATTATATGCATCAGGAATATGTCTTCTATTATTTATTGTATTAATGACAATTCATTTTACGATTCGCCCGATATTCTCATTTCTTCCTGGAGATGGCGGGGCAATTTCGATGCCTACTGCAACTACGGAACAACTCGCCTTTTCAAAAGGTCCTGCACCGGTGGATGTGAGCTGTAATATAATAAATATAGTCAGCAAGAATTACACCCTTTCTCTTGACGTATTCCTATCAAGCGGATTTTACACGACCTCGGTTCCCCGTGTGCTTTTGTATCTCTCAGACAAACAAATCACAATGGCTGGGACTGATACAACGGATTCCCTATTGTCACGATTTCCGAGCACAAACGTCTTCATCTGGGTCGATTCTATGAAAAACGATCTATATGTGACTGCAGTGGGGGTGGACCCTAAAGGCACCAGCCATCTATTGAATTCGAAGCCTATTGAGAATGTTCCACTCCGAGACCCCTTTCGAATCACCATGGTAGTAGCAACAGGATTTATAGAAATATATATGAATGGCGAACTTGTTCAGACAATGAATCTCGGATACCCGCTGAAAAACATTGATGGAACTGCCCCCATCTATTATTTTGCAACGCCCATGCCCGTGTTCAATTCCGTTCAGATTGCAAACATATCCTATTGGAATAATATACTACCATCGAAAACCATTCGTGCACAACATCAGTTACGTCCTCTTGATAAAACTCTATTTATTAAATAGATAGGATGGACCCTTCCACGAATGTATATGGAATAGTCGGGCTAATCGTTGTCATCATATTTATCAGTATTACCATTTTCGTGTTATTCAAGCCCAAGAAGACCCCACAGAGTATTAGTGTAAATGGGCCGTTTGATTTGAGCAAGTCCCAGTCCATAGTACCGATGTCATTGGACAATAACGGATTTCTTAAAAACGGGGCAGGAACATTCCAATGTTTCGTTTACATGGACAGCCTTACGAGGACCGGCGAAGTAAATACCTGTGGTATACAGCCGAATCAACCTTCGTGTACCTCCGGATTATATGGGGAATGCCCATGCTCCAATATAAATGATTGCGGAAATTGTGACCATCCTGGATATCGCGAAATCTTCTCTCTATATGGAGTGTATCGATTCGAAGTAATGAATGTCCCCGATGCAGGAAGACAAAACGCCGTCTCGGCGCAATTGATTGTTAGAACAACGGATACCACGAGAGCATATATTGAAACAATATCTCTCCCTCCTCTTCCTGCACAAAAATGGACGTTGATTTCTGTGACAAGAACGGGTCGTGAAATCACCATATATTATGATGACGGAATCGTGTCGTCGTCAAAACTCCTAAATCTACCCGTAGAAACCAATGCAGGGGGCTATATTTCTAGAGCAGGAGCATCCGGCCTATCTGGGACAATAGGGCTCATATATCTAACCGAAGAAGTCATGAAAACCCCCGCTATTGCTGCCAAATATACAAATATGACAGATACTCGCGGAGCTCCAATCAATATTGAATCAAAGATGGGTGATTTTTCAGCTGCAACACAATTCTACAAATCATCACCCCTCTTGTCCAACCTATTCTCGTTTCCTAGAATGAGTAATATCGACCCAATACCTGTACTGGGTGGCGGCGGCGCAGGTACACAAGTATCGCCATTGTATAATGTACGATCCAGTTATGCATGAATAATTTATTTTGTAAATTAGATATGAGTTATTGGGGAGATTATGATTTGTATGGAACAAGGTATAGGACAACCACGCGCCCTGGAGGCCCTCATTCCAATACGAGCATGTTAGTCACGATTGCTCTGGTCCTAGTTGGCTTGGTAGCCATTTATTATCTATATAATTTCGTTACACGCACGACATCCGTCAAATCCACGGATATTCTTGTTCAGGACACCCAAGGAACTCTCAAGATGACCAATCTTCCTGCCTTGCCGTCTATTTACGAAGGTGGTGAATGTGCTGTGAGTATGTGGGTCTATATCAATAGTTATAATGTCAACCGAAATCGCCGAAAGCACATTTTCGAAATCGCTGGAACATCCTTTTCGACACTATTAATCGGCCTAGGAGCATTCAAGAATACCCTGATAGTCCGCACACACTCCAAGGATTTTGATGGGACTATCCTAGGAACATCTACAACTCCCAATCCAACACAGACCCCGGGTTCGGAGGAGGCTACACGGATGGATGGCTCACTCAGGCCGAGTGATTTGACAAGTATGTTCCAACCTCTTGCTCTTGATGATAGTCTCTTAGATGCGTCTCCCACATGCGATTTACCGGAAGTTGATATGCAGCGCTGGACATTCATTACAGTCGCCCTCAGTGGACGCACGATTGATGTATATTTGGATGGAAAACTTGCCCGCTCCTGTGTGACAAAATCATATTATAAGGTCGATCCCACAGGTGTAAAAGCGAAATTACTGGAATATGGCGGATTTGATGGACGTATTTCCAAAGTTATTGTATATAATAATGGAATAAGCTCAAATGATATTTATCGGGTTTATAAAAAGGGTCCAAACTAATGTGGAAATTCCCATTATAACCTAGATATGCAATACAACCCTGTCTCCGGAATAAGCCAGACAAGTGGCGGGATAGAAGTATTCACAAGCCTACTCATAGTATTCATAGTAACCATGGTAGCATTTTTAACCGAATACATGTTTAAACTGCGTAATGAAACAAATACAAGAGCGAAAGCCCTTCTTGATTATACTGCATCCAGTCAAGAAACATTACAGCCAATACGCCAGGATATTACAAAATTCAAAGAGGCAATACCTATCGGTCTTTCCGTGAATGAGCGCTCTGGCATCGAATTCGCCTATTCATTTTATTTAATGGTCGGTTCAGGAACATTTACAGGCGAAAAGAAACTGAAACACGTGTTTCATAAGGGATATCCCTCCTACTGGCCTCTCATGAGTCCCGGTGTATTCATATGGGGGCACAAAAATACCATGCGTATTGTGATGAGCACGATTAAGAATCCGTTTACACACGTCGATATCCAAAATATACCGATTGATAAATGGTTTCACGTTGTGCTCAATTGCTACAAGGGTGGTCTAGACGTATATGTCAATGGCAATATGGCGAATCGTATCACCTTTAAGCACGATGTGCCCTACCAGAACTTCCAAGATATTCAGTTTTTCTCATTCAAAAACTTATCCTTGTCGAAAACAAATGTTCCGGCCCTTTCGGAACATCCCGATGCAACACTCGATTTTCAAGGACATTTCACCGGCATGCTGAGTTCTCTCAAATATACTCGCTACGCCATGTCGATATACCAAATACAGGCCTTGATGTCGGAGGGGCCGTCGAAGAAACGTAAGGTTGATACGGAACAGCTTCCTCCGTATATGGCTGATAACTGGTGGTCCAATCAGCAGTCGTAAACGGCGCCCCCTCCTTGGCACAATGTAAGTATACCCTTTTAGGGGATACTTAAATTCAGCACATCAGGGTCTAAAACGATTTCAGTCTACGATATAGAATAATGACCGGGGGAGGCATGTTTGTACTGGTTGCATATGGTACGCAAAATGTATTACTTAGTGGAAATCCGCAAATGACCTATTATTACAAGATATTCCGTCGGTTTTCACATTTTTCCATGGAAAATGCAAGTATCGCCCTTGATGGCCCGAATGAATTACAATATGACCAGCAAATTCAGCTTCGAGCAAAAGTCCAGCGTATTGGCGACCTTCTCTCAGATATGTATCTATCCTTTCGAATACCGGATATTTATAGTAAATATATTCCAGGACGCACAAATCAGTATGAGTTCAAATGGGTCAGATATCTCGGGACAGCAATTATCAATCGTGTAGAGTTCTTTGTGGGAGGTCAGCGAATCCAATACCTCGATGGGAGCTATCTTCTTGCAAAGGCCATGTTGGAATATGATACGGATGCTTTCAATAAGTGGCGAATTTTAGTGGGTGATACGAATGAACTGACAAATCCGGAGGGGGGAGCATACTCGGGTGGAACTACAAAGACAGGCTATCCTCATGTTGTGGAAGACCCTACGCGTATTGGACTTTCACAGACAAATCGTCCGAGCCTTTTTGGCCAAGATATTCATGTCCCTTTGAATTTCTGGTTCACGGATGCCCCATCCCAGGCACTCCCCCTCTGTGCCCTCCAATACCAGGAATGTGAAGTTCAAATCACTCTCAATCCCATCAAGGATTTATATACCATTCTTGATATATCCGGCTATAGAGTTGCCCCCGATTATGTGATGAATTCCGATTTGGCTAACATACAAAATAACAAACCCGCCTATTCTATAACCACGGACCCTAATACTCAAATACGGAATTTTCTCCAGGATATTCGAGCCACACTCGGCCCCAATACGTGGTTTCTAAATCCCCGTCTCCAGTGCACATTCGTATATTTGGCAGAAGAGGAGCGAAATACGTTTGCAAGTCGTCCTCTCACCTATATTTTTCCACAAGTAACCCCCATTCTCAATCCAGGAATCATTCAAAATTCGACGATTGATCTCGATTTACACAACCCTATAACCCGTCTTATATTTATACCAAGGCGATCTGATTGGTCACAGCGTAATGACTTTTCGAATTTTACAAATTGGTTTACGTATCCATTTATTCCGTACAATCCCACGCCGAATATATCCCCCTATCTACGAAATGGCTTTTCAGGAGGTATTATCATTCCGAATTCACAAAAGGATATCATACGGCAAATGCGAGTTCTGTGTGATGGAAATGAGATTCAGGAAGTAAAACCGGTGGATTTTTTCACAAAAATCACACCCTTTCGTTATACGCACGGATTTACAAACGCGGAGTTGCCCTTTTATACCTGGGCAATAACAAGCTCCAAAATACAACCTTCAGGCTCATTGAATGCAAGCCGTATTCGAAACCTACAGGCAGAAATAGGAATATTTCCTCTTCCATTGGGAACAACATACACATATGATATAACAATATATGCCGAGAGTATAAACTTCTTCATCGTTGCTTCCGGAACTGGGGCGTCAAAATATGTCCTATAATCATTGGTCTAATTAGAGCTGATGAGTACTTCATCGAATACACAAGAATTCACAAATACCCTATTAACCCCTATAAAAACCGATATTCAAAATCAAATCGCTATGTTAAATCTAAAATCGCCCAAACCGAATGATATAATTAAAAAGTATGAGGCCTTGAATACACGTGCTACCGAAATTGAAACGAATCAATCAGGCAGTGATTATATTACGATAAGTTCCAAAATATCAACTCTTCAATCGGACCTTACCACCTTAAATATGGAAACAAAACGTGCCGTTCGAAAGGGGGGTGAGGGACTAATGGGAGATATATTCGAAGAAATGAAATTAATCAATTCCGATTTATTTATTTTAACATCCACACTTGTGGGCATGCTTTTTGGTGGCATTGTTTCCTCGAATTGGCATGTTGGAAACATGAAACAAAATCCTCCGGTTGAACCCACTAGCATGTATCCCCAAGTAAAGATTCTGTTTTATTTCATATATGGCGCGGTGTTGTTTCCTTTAGCACTTCTATATGGTGCTTTAATGGATACACCCGCCTGGAGAGCCATACTTATCCCCCTTTTTGAAGTTCCTATGGGATTTTATAACCCACTTATATCATATAGACCTAAAATGAATATTGTAACATATAGTGTTGGAAAAAATGTTCTAAGACTTGTCTGTTATATTTTGCTCATATGCCTTGCAGGAACAATCTACTTAATAAATTTTAACGAATAATTTCAGTACTAGACGTTATGTTAAAATTCTTGACCAGGCTTTTAAGGCGGTCGCGTAAATCCAACGAATTCCGGGCGGCAGGAACGATGTTTTATTCCGATACACATGTTTTGGCAGGACAACAGGCATATCATGGATATATTAGTGGAATTGGTGGTAAACGCATAGAGGGTGAGGAGTATTTTGCAACTGCATGGAGAGAAACGATAGAGGAGTTATTTGAACCAACCCATATTCCTGCTAATCTTATGAATGAGTTGCAGAGTATCGAACCAGCTCGTGTATTTGGAAGAGATTACATTATTATTAGTTATAAGCTCGAACAATTACAAGATATGTTGCCCATTTTCAAACGGCATTTGGTGAATTCCAAATTCTATAGGGAGTTTCCTCTTACCATTTCCGATCTTATACTAAAACGTATTATAGTTCGCGATGCAGAAATCACACACCTATGTCTTCTACCCAAGGTGGAAAACATCCGCGTGCACAAGGACTTTGTAGGAGATGTAACGGCTAGTACTTAAGTTAAGTACTCCGCGGTAGAATATAAAAATCTACGACAAAAAATAGAAAGACATGTTTAAGAAAATGTCTAGAAATATTGTATTTGCCCTCGTTGTAGCGGTAATACTACTTATTATATATAGGGAGTATAATATAAAAGAGAGGTTTGATGATCTTAGCATGAGCCGTTCCGACTGGAGAAGATTACCAATACTACGATGGATATCGATAGGAGCATTAATAATCTTATTCATAATAGTTATAATTGAAGTAATTCGAGTTACAATAGAATATAATAGGACTGGGAATGGTACTTCATCTCTTTTAAATGTAGTTATAAAATAATATCTACGACAAAAATAGAAAGACATGTTTAAGAAATTGTCTAGAAATATCCTGTTCGCTCTCGTTGTAGCGGTAATACTAATTATTATATATAGGGAGTATAATATAAAAGAGGGATTTAGTGGGGGTATTCCAGGTTGGGCAATAGCTTTAATCGTCATCTCTGTGGCATGGACAATAGTCGTAGTTGCTGCTGGAGTTGCTACATATCCAAGTAGTAGTAATAAAAAATATAATACCGCTAAGAACTTAAATTAAGTAATGTCTAGTACTTAGGTTAAGTACTCCCCATGCATAAGGCCACCCTGTGGTCTTGTATCATTGGAGTCACTTTATCTTCTCGTTCTAGCCATTAGAGCCTCGTCTTCACATTCACACATAAAAGTTGCTGATCCTGTAAATCCTTCCACTCAATTTGAAAAGTGAGCGATCCACGGAGTGATCCATCCATAGGATACGTTGAAATCGTATCGAGCTCGCCAACAGGAATGGGGCATCCCGATGGAACGACGCCGCATAAATCCTCCGTCGTGGGGGCAAGTGGAATAAAATTATAGGTGGCGCTGTATTTTGCAGTACCCCCTGTGATAACACTCGGCACATTCATGGAAAGACTCAGTGTTGAATTTTGACCCCGAACAGGAGGATCCGGTGAAAATTTCATGGATGATAGTTTGAATAGCGAGGCGCCATTCGAACAATCTGTAACGGAAGCATCTACAAGATATGCCGCCAATATAAGAAGTATATTCATCTATATGTATATATCGATACGCTTTTAGACCTGGACTTTGCCAACATGTGCCAAAGTTAGATGGTACTTGATAAAATCTTTTGGCATATCGATGTGATAATATGACCACCATTGATGTGTTCCAATTGCATCATCTAATATATCACATTCTGTAAAGAATTTATGAGAATATTTACCACCCAATATTTTTATTCCATTTGATGCAAATGCATCTTGTGCAGGACAATCTATCAATGATTTATCGAGTTCGCATATTTTTTTCATTATAGAGCATTTCCTATAGGATAATCCACCCCCACCAGGCTCAGATGGAAGCCAGGGCCATTGTGATCCTACATAATCATATTCATATATTGAGTCTGGAATGGGTCGCAATAAATAGGAATCCATTTCCATTGTTAATATATGTTCTTCACTAAAAAAATTCCAAAATTCTGATGTCTTCAATATATTATTATAGGATATTTTACCTTCTTCTGGAGTTCCTATGCGATCAAATATAGAGTGAATATGAATATTATTTACTTGTGGGCCACATATTAAATTTATATAAGGTAAATTTACATCACTACAAAATATATAAATAGTATAATCTTGGGCAAAATATGATACATTATGTAAAATAAATTCCAAATTGGGATGACATCTTCTTTCAACAATTACAATTGCCTTATCAGATTTAGAGGGTATTGCCCTTTTATTCCATTGCTCTTTTAAATAGGGAGAATATAGCCTTTTTAAGGAGTCAAATACAAATGTGTCTAGTGTTAATCTTTTTTGATTTATATATTCTGCTTCAGATTCAAATGAATCGAGGTCGATACTTTGAAATACTGCATAAAGTTTTTCGATTTCTGCATCCATAGTAGTATCGTTTCTATTTAGACGTTATACTTATCTATATAAAAATTAAACGTGGTTGCTTTGCCTAGATAGACATGCTTTATAAGTATACAAAAGAGAGCCTACAAAATTACAAGAGCACGCTCGAAAATCCCGAGACGTGTGATTATACCGATACCATTATCACCTGTATTTTAAAGGAGGCTATTGAGGGCAATACGAGCTATACATATGTATTCGATAGACCGGATACCTTTGTAGACATTATTGTATCAAATCTCCGTAAGGTGTTTTGCGATAGCATAGTATTACACTATAAACATGTTACACCGAATGAAACCACTATTCAAAATGGTGTCATAATCGATTGGTCTTAGGGGTGCCGGCGTCCTAAACGCCCTGCACTATTCCATACTAAGGTATGCTATCTACATTCCCTCTTGTATCAGTAATTACACCCACATATAATCGTCGCACGTTCATCCCCAATCTGATTCAGTGTATGATGAAACAAACGTATCCATTGGATCGTATTGAATGGATAGTTCTAGACGATGGCTCCGATCCCGTTGGCGATCTTTTTACAGGAGTTTCCAAATCTATTCCCAAATTCCGGTATATTTACGAGAATCAAAAGAAGAATATTGGTGCAAAGCGGAATCGACTCAATCGTGAATCCACCGGCGAAGTTATTATTGCCGTCGATGATGACGATTATTACCCTCCTGAGAGAATTCAGCATGTTATCCACAAGTTCAAGCAATTTCCGCAAGTTCAGTTGGCCGGTTCCTCCGAAATCTATATGTATTATACGGATATTCAAACCATCTATAAGTTGGGGCCTTATAATAAAAATCATGCCACGAATGGTACACTCGCCTTTCGCAAATCGTATGCTGATTCACATCTGTATGATGAAGAGGTCACACATGCAGAAGAGAAGTCTTTTTTGGATTCCTATGTAAATCCCATGATTCAACTGGATCCCCATAAGGTAATGCTTGTTATTTCGCACTCGGAAAATACATTCAACAAAAAGGATATGCGCGAACAAGTCGATACACCCTTTGTGAAAAAGACGGCACTAAAGCTCCGGAATTTTATTAAAGATGCCAATATCCGCACATTTTATCAACAGCTATGCTAAGCTTTCATGACGAATTTTATAGGGGGATGTGGGGCATATTGTTCCAAGACGAAATGTTCATACGTTATATCCCCCATCGTTTCCAATTCGCCGCGAATTGACAATTTCGGTGGAGCCAAAGGTTCACGCGATAGTTGCTCAAGAGCGCCTTCGAGATGTTCATCATATATATGAACATCCCCCAGGTGTATAATCAGACGACCAGGCTCGAGGCCAAGGTGTTTACACAGCGCATATACGAGGGCAGAATACGATGCAATATTGTAGGGAAGACCACAGGCAATATCGGAAGAGCGCTGGGTCATGCTACAGCTCAAATACTTCCCCCCGCTCACATAGAACTGGATGGATATTCCATGGCAGGGATACAGAACTCCCTTTTCGGCTTGAGCAGGATTATAGGATGTCATTATAATGCGCCTGGACATCGGATCCGTTCGCAATAATTCGATTACTTTTTCCAGCTGATTAACCCCTTTTCCGGAATAATCTGCCTGGGCTCCCATATATTCTGCACCGAAATGAAGCCAGTTGAATCCATACATTGGACCCATGTCCCCATCTTCATACTCCAAATTACGAGAGCGAATAAATTCGGCAGTTGTATTGGGCTGCCAAATGAAAATGTTCTTTTTCTCTAGAATTTTCGTATCGGTCTGACCTTTCAGAAAAAAAATCAGTTCCTCTATGATTCCACGAAAAAACACCTTTTTTGTTGTTAAAAGGGGAAATGTATCTTTCAGGTCAAATTCCATCGTTTTTCCAAAAAGGGAATACACGATTCCATTGCGAGTTTCCCGGCGTTCCCCATCCGCAATTACGTCACGGAGCAAATTCAAATAGCCCCTTTCTTCCTTATATACCATCAGAGTCGACTGCGGATATTTATCCATCCTTTTTAAAGCCCCCTAAATAATGGCATGCCCGAGATGCAGAGTAGTTCCCGATGCACATAGTTTCACATATTTTGGCCTTATTGGCGACATTCATTATTATTATAGTTCACCTACAAAAGCGCGGGATTATAAAGAAGGGCCTGAAACGCTGACAAATTACACCATGCATTTAGATTATGTAAAGGGTCAAAAATGGGCATGGATTATTGATTGCAAGGGAATGAAAATCAATCACTATCCCTCACTTGATTTAGTAAGTAAATTGACAAAGAATTTAGCAGAAAAGCACCGGGATTTTCTGACCATGATTTATATTGTCCATCCAAATGTGTGGATTCAGAATTCGATTAAACTTTGGAAAAAGGTAGTACCTTATGGAAACATACAAAAGGTTACGATTCTTGAGGGCGATAAACTTGAGTTATTAGTATCTCTAAAAAAGGCGGATATCAATGGTGAGCCACTTATTTGGCTCATGAATGTATTCAAGATGCCAGATGAGCCCTGCTTTCTTCCGGATGTTCCGCCAAGTGGCGGACAGGCTTTGTATTGATTCCCAAATAGTAACCCAACATTGTTGGAATACCAAACATCCAATGAATAATAACACCGAAGGCAATCCATCCTAGTAAAAAGAGGGGCCACATCTTTACTTTTAGCCATCGCCCTGTATAGTATGCAGCCAATAGAGATACCGCCCAATCAAATATAGACATATCTAGGATTTTCGGGCCTCTTAACGTTTCGATCCAGGTCATTCTATTAAATGAAAAGGAAATGGTTTAAACAATGAAGCTCTAGGAAGCATAGAAGCCTATTATGTCCAGCAGTATAAGAGATTATCTTCACCATCTTCATTCTGTGTATTCCAATGCACTGAATGAAAATGCTCCTCGCGCGAATGTCGATAGTTCACTGATAAAAATACCACTACATCCGCATCAACAGGCCGTTTTATATAAAATGGAAGATATGGAACAACGATTGAATAAGGGCATGGAAGTAGAAGATGAATGTGTTTATTCCAACTATGGAATTCTCGGTGATTCCGTGGGTGTTGGAAAAAGTCTTATGGTTCTAAGCCATATTTCACGTCTATCGAGCTCACCCCCGTTAAAATCGCACACAACTATACGCGGTTCTTCCACCCCCCACATGTTTAGTTTGAAAATTCGCCCACAGCCCCATGTTTATCCGATATCATTAATCGTTGTTCCGCATACTCTGTTTCGTCAGTGGGCCGACTATATTAAAAAGCAAACAACGATTAAAAATATGTGTATTTCGCGCAGTTCTCAGTTAAAAGAGGAGAAATTTGTAGAAAAATTACAGGAAACCAATATATTATTGATTAGCAATACATTATTTAAAAGTGTCTTATCAATATGCCATACAAATAGAATACGATTACAGCGAATATTTATAGATGAAGCTGATACAATTTATTTGACATCTGGCTATGATCTGCACGAGTTCACTCCATTTATATGGTTTATTACAGCTTCTTGGATGAATTTAATGTATATGAATGTAAATTTATATTTGGACAAGAATGTCATTGATGAAATGGTTCAACAACCCTCTTCCAAATATAATTATCTACAGCATCATTTTTTATCTAAAAATAGTGTATTATATGGCACTTATACATATTATATAGAATCTATGCGTGTAAGGTCGCGGTCAATGCTACAGGATATTATTACACCCTTTCACATCTTGCGTTCTCAATTAGTTGTTAGTTGCTCCGATAAATTTATAAAACAATCTATTATACTGCCACAGCTCATACGTCGAAATATATATTGTCGTGCTCCCATATCATACCAGATTCTACAAAATATGGTGTCTACCACGATTCAAAATAGATTACATGCAGGTGACACGGAAGGGGTTATGGAGGAGTTAGGCATAGTGGGTAAAGATATGAAATCGATTATTGAAGGTGTTACAGCAACATTTCGGAAAGAACTCGAAAAGAATATAAAGTTATATGCTTTCAAGGAAACATTGGAATATAATACGCCTGCAGCAAAGGCGGCGGCCCTCCTTACATTACAACAGCGCATTGATCAAACGAAGGCATCTATTGCCTCTATGGAAGAACGTGTTCGGAACTTTAAACAAAATATGTGCCCTATTTGCTATGAGGAGCCGGACGAATATTTGGTAACACCATGCTGTACAAATGCTCTGTGCCCGAAGTGTCTTTTACTAAGTGTAGCCACAAATCCGCAATGCCCTCTCTGCAGGGCGGCAATACATCCGTCCAAATGCACAAAGTTGGTATCCGAAGAGAACGTCATTGAAACGGGGCCAAAAGTGGAGGAGCCAAAAAAGCACGAGGCTCTTTTACAAATTATAAAAGAGAATCCTGGGGGGAAATTCCTCGTATTCAGTCGTTATGATAATCCTTTTGAACTTATTGAGGGGGGATTGAGTTCGCTTAATATCAAAGTGCGCTGTCTAAAAGGAAATAAGGACGTCATTTCATCGACATTAGAGGCATTTGATTCCGGGAAGTTGCAGTGCCTTTTGCTGAATTCGCAATATGCAGGGTCGGGGCTTAATATCACCTCTGCAACACATGTAATTTTACTACATGCAATGACATATGAAGAGGAGAAACAGATTCTCGGTAGGGCATATCGTGCAGGTCGTAAGGGTCCCCTCACCTTTATCAAATTATTGCACAAAGGTGAGGAAATGTATTCAGAACAGGAAGGGGCACAAGAAGCTGCACAAGAGGCTGCACAATAAGCTGCCTAAAATGTATCAATCGACCTCTGGAGTTGTTGTAAACTGATTGCCCGATAACGTTTTACTTTATCCGGCCGCAGCGTTCCTCTCATCATATCGAGTTCTGCATAATTCGTTGCAAGACGTATAGGAACGGAATAACGTTCCGAAATTTCACACAGAAGTTTCCAGGCATTAAACATTGCTGATTGTTTTGTTAAAACGGGCGTGTATCGAAAATCGGCGGCAGGCACAATCTTTGAGCCGGCATGTAAGGGGGCTTCTTGGGCAAGTCGAAGACTCGTTGTTTTTAATTTGAGGCGCAGAGATATCGGCAGAATGGCCCAGCACTGATAGAAGAATGCCCAGAAATCGCCCTGGTCGCTCGTTTTATAGGCGTCAAAAATGGATAAATACATGTCCCACCCCTTTGATGTATCGCCAAGAGAGGCACGAATTCGCTCGGGAACATTTTCAAGACAAATGAGGCTGGCTAAATTTCCCTCGTTGTTTTCAATATCAAAATCAAGGAGGGGGTCCCATTCTCCCCAAAGGGTCCATGATGCAACCGGAATTACACCATCTGGAATTTCCACAATTTCTTCCGGAGTTTCTAATCCGGCAATTTGTCTTTGGAGGGCTCGAAGATCGCCAGTGTAATTTTCCGGAATATCCATTTTGAGCCATTCGCGCAAATTACTTGGCTCTGCCGGTTTTATAACAAATGTATAGCAAATTTTCGCAATTTGCTGGAGTGTTCGTGTATCGAGTGAATTACTAATGAGAATCAATGGTCGGCCCTCGCCTGGTTCGAGATGTTTTAAATAGGTATGGAGTTCATTGAGACCTCCGCGCTCACCATTGGAAAGTCCATCGATTTCGTCTAGCAAGACGCCGATACCGCCCTTTTGTCCGGACTCCATCATATGAAGAATCCCTCCTTCATGAAGCAGGGGCAGAATTGTCTTTCGAAAGGATGTTCCACTGCGTGTATGGCTTGCATTGAATTCGATTGGTCGTAGCTTGGCCTGTTGAAATACGCGAAATGCAAGGGTGGTTTTTCCGATACCCGGAGGACCGAGTAAGAGTACTGCCGGCTTGTCCCGTTTTTCGATCCATTCTAAAATGGACTTTTCCACCTTAGGATGGAGACAATATGTCTCTTTCTTTTCCATCTCTATTGACTTTATTCAAGTTCTTAAAGCGGCAGCGCGAAGTGCCTTCGCGGCAATGCCTTCGCGGAAATGCCTTATAGAGGTATCGGAGGTTCGCGTTGTAGGCAGGTCGTTCCATCATATACGCCTTCCCATGTAACCTTTTTCTCTGCCGCCTGCTTACATAATTTCTCAATTCTACTCGTACTATTGTCAGTTGTAAAAAGTTCAAAGATATATTTTGCATCTGTTTGTGTGGCATCAGACCATTTTGATATTCCTCCATTTGAAACGCCCACATTATCTACACAAACATAGCCCGTAGGCCCTTTGTAAAGAGTCAAGTAATCCGGGCATGAATTGATACTGGGCGGCCATGATGTGGGGGGCTTACCGGTATTGATCTCACCGGAGCCGGTAAACCAGCGAGTTCCGAAGACGATACTCACGAGTAAGAATCCAATAGATAGAAGCGTGGCCTGTATCATTTTTCCACGCTTATAGTTAAAATAAAAACTACCTAATACGAAAACGATTGTCATAAGAACATACAATATGAAAGAGAAGTTCATCTATTGTCATGATATTTCTTTTTTTTGTTCCGACATGTGCTAAAGTTAGGTAGAGCCAAGTACTTAAATTAAGTAATTGGCTCTACCTAACTTAGCCTACATGTCCACATTAGCGATGTAATGACATCGCGGTTCTTCAATAACATTAATTCACTTTGTGGATTGATGTTATTATTAAATTTCGTACTAAATTTAACGACCAAACTGCGCCACGGGCGTGGGCACACCGCCACCCTCGAAGCCGAGCTCCACATAGCCGGTGAGATAATCTACAAGGGGGGTGGTGCCAGCCTTGCCACCCACACCGAACGTGCTGTTGGTGGACATCACATACTGCACCTTGCGGAAAGTGCGGTTGGATGAGACGACAGTCTTGCCCATGTCGCGCAGTACGGCGGGCCCAGACGCATTCGTGGCCTGGAGAGAGGACACGATGCCTACACTATAGCCAGTGGACGCCCACTCCGCCACAGTTACAGCGCCGGCACTAGTGATCGCGTAGATCTTTCCACGAGCATCGCCTACCGGGATAAAATAAGCACCATTGTTAGACACTTGACGCGGACCGGATGAAGTTACAGAGGACATTTGTATACCTAGTTATTAGAAAATAATTCTCCGGAAATGGAAAGTATTTGGTAGAATAGAATGAGTGGATTGGATCTTCCGTATACCAGAAACTCCCCTGCCGGACAAAACGGACGCGTTGTCTTTTTAGGAGAAACCACAGATCGCATCCCCGGGTTTGCAACAGACACATCCGTAGAAAAAGATTTCCAAAATGATATGCTTCGGGGGAACTGGGAGAAGTCGGAGCTGAGTGCCGCCTTCTTCTCTGCCGAAAATGTGAATATCATTCAAAATCTCATCCGGAAAAATGTATTTGATAGAAGCCAGCCGAAGGGATACGTGATCGATAACCAATCCGTAGAAGAACTCAAGATGATCATGCGGGCCATGTATCTTCAATACGCCCGTAATCTTCCGACAGATATTGCCGCCCAAGTCAGTGATCTCAATCATAAGGTGGTTGAGTGGTCAGTCCCCCATATCCTATCGGCCGTGGATCACTATTTCTTCTATATCAATGATATCAGCCACATGCCGGTGCCTCTTCAGCACATGCAACATTTAAGCAGTGCCGGGACAAAAACCCTGCCGATGAACCCCTTTGTCTAAGTAACGTCTAGTACCGAAGTTAAGTAATCCCCTAAGGCCACTCTGTGGCCTTATATCATTAGAGTAACTTTAAGTTCTAGCCATTAGAGCTAAGTACTTAATTTAAGTACTTAGCGGTAGGGGGATGCCAAGGTCAAAAAAGCAAAAATCTTTTACCGGGACTGAAAAGAGTATGAAATATGCCACATCATATCGAAACGGCCGAGGACGGAATCCGCCCTCCACCGAAGACAGGCATTTTGTTGACCCCGGGGAAATAACCATTCTCGGCGTTCTGGATGGCCACGGGGGTCTTGCCGTGGTGGAACATACGCACAAACACCTGTCCGGGAAAATCCGCGCCCATGTTGTAAAATCCGAAGGGGATGAAAATGCCATATGCAAGGGTCTGGCAAAGCTCTTTCATGAGCATAATGAAGGGCTAAAAGCTGGCGGGCGGATCATACATCGCGACACCGGCTCCACCGCCACGATTGCAATTATAACAGCCAAGTCCTGTATCATTGCCCATATTGGTGATTCACCTGCCTGTATATTCGATCCGGAAGGAAAAGTCCTTCATACTATACGCCCCCATGTTCCATCAAATGCCGAAGAGAAACACCGGATTGAGAAAAATGGGGGATTTGTGTCGAATTCGAAGGGGGATATTCCGCGCGTCATGGGCGAATTGGCCGTATCTCGGGCATTCGGGGATTTTTCACTTGCACCCCATGTTATATGCGAGCCGGATATTCAGGTATTTCCTAGACCCGAGAGGGGATATCTTGCTCTCATGTCCGATGGGCTCATTGAATTGCCTCCGACCATCGATAATGATGACAAGGGTGAAATATTCAAATCCATTCCGGACATTGCCAAAAATATTGCCGGCGCCATTCAAGAAACCAGAGGTGATTTACCCGGGGCGGCCGAACTTGTTCTAAAACGCCATGTAAACGAAAGTTCCGGAAATGAAGAGGATTATAATGGAGATGACCTGACTCTCATCATTCATGATATTGGCCTGGGAACAAAAAAACTATTTAACACCTCTATTACACGTCATAAGAAAGGTGGGGGCCGTCGTCGGGGGCGCACCAAGAAGATATCGGGTACCTTTTATATTTAAGCGGAGCGCTTAGGCTGTGCGCTTCTTCACTTGGAACTTCTTCTTTGCCGAGCTCCGCTTCTTGCCGTCCACATCTGCAAGTCCCTCCTCACGCACACGTCGGGCACTCGACCACTCCGCCTGAAACTCATCGAGGTCCTTGAGCCACATCTGTTCCGGCGTAGTCCCCTCTAGCAAGGCAATGGCCGCCTTCGAACGCTCCACACCCTGTTCCTGCTCAATGACGGCACTCGCCTTCACGCGATCCATGCGCATCCTTAGCAAATACTCATAGGCCTCAATGGCCGTCGGTGCATCCGGATTGGATAGGGGAGGCAGCGATAGCCGCTGCATAGCTAATACTATGTCCTCATCGGCCGCCCGACGCAACTCGAGTGTCCCCTCGAGCACCGCCCGAATAAATCGCGCCTTTGCATCGTGCTCTACTGCATCCCTCTTCAAACGATCCATTTCATTGGTGCGTCGAAGAACATAGCCACGAACACGCTCGACATAGAACTCCTCCATCATATCCCCCACACACCCATATTTCTTAATATTCGAATTCACATCAAAGCAGACCATATTGCTTGTCCGCACCACCGATGCAAGACGAAACCGCTTCTCGAACTCCTGTCGATTGGCGGCAATATCGTCATAGTAATCCGGGTCCAAATACAGGTCGAATCGCACCTCGACGTGATTATAGAGATCATCGAAGTTCTTCAACACGGGCTTGCCATCCTCCGTCTTGGCTGCATCCAGCTCCATGTTCGTGCATAGCTCATCAAGGAATGCCTTGTAGTCATTCGTCCATGTACCCACTGGCAACTCCACTATGCTCACCATCTTCTTCTCGTCATCCATCGTATAGATCCCCCGTGTCTGCCACACGCCGTCGCTCACTTGCTCAACAGGACCCTTGAATCCCAGCCACCAAGGACGAAGAGCAATATTGTCCAGCGTCTCACGCCGGCCCTCCAGCCGGTCCTTTAGAAGCCCCACAATCTCTTCCGGATTATGCGGGGGAATATCCGTACTGAAACCTGTGCCAATACCAATACAGCCGTTAATGAGCAGAAGAGGCACAACGGGATAATACGTCTTCGGCTCTACGATGAGGCCATCGTCATCAATGTGCTCCAGAATACTGGCATCCTCCTTTCGGAAAATGGCAGCGGCAATCGACTCCAAGTGCGTATGAATATACCTGGCACTTGCTGCATCCTTCCCACCGAGCAGGCGCGTGCCGAATTGCCCCACCGGCCTGAGCAAATTCACATTATTTGCCCCTACAAAGGTCTGGGCCATCGACGTGATTGCTGCATTCAATGATGCCTCACCATGGTGGTAGGAGGCATGCTCGGAAACATAGCCGGCAAGTTGCGCCACACGGATTTCCGAATGGAGGCCACGCTTCATACAGGCAAAGAGGATCTTGCGCTGCGAGGGTTTCAGCCCATCCATGATCGACGGAAGAGACCGAATATTATCGGCATTGCTATAATGAATCAGCTCATCATGAATGAAGCGCGAATAGGATACGCGACCATCCTTGTCCAGAATGAGATTGCGCTGGGGATCATGCGTCGAGAGCCACGACTTGCGATCATCGGCGCGCTTCTTGCTGAAGGCCAGCGACATGTTTTCATTGGTGGAGCCGTCCCACTCATACTTGATCTCACAAATGTTTCGAAACCAGTCCTGGGCCTCTACCTCCGTGCTTGTGCCCAACCCCTTATAATACTTCAGATGCCATCCTGCAGGAACGGCCCCTCCTTGAGCCGTCTTCCAGGCCTCGAACTCCCCCGCCGAATAGAAACTCATCGTTTCCCCACCCCGCCGTGTGGCTTTTAGCAAGGGAGTTGCAAGAGAGCAGAGGAAGCCTGCCTGCATCAAGGAAGGCCACTCCACGTGAAAGAGATTCATCAGTAGCCCCTTGATATGCGACCCATCCAAGTCCTGATCCGCCATCACCATGACGCGACCATAGCGGAGCGATTTCAAATCCTTATAGACCTTCGATTGCTCGAGCCCCAGAATCTTCTTAATCGCCGTTATTTCCTCGTTCTTAGAGAACTTGTCGGCGCTCACATCGCGCACATTGAGAAGCTTGCCTCTCAAGGGAAATACGCCCCAGGCCTCGCGCCCCACCACCGCTAGGCCGGCAATCGCCGACGAGGCGGCTGAATCTCCCTCTGTGAGAATGAGGGTACACTCGGCACTCTTTGCCGTGCCCGCGTGAAGAGCATCAACCAGCTTCGGCATTCCACGCAGAGTCTTCTTCTTCGACCCGTCAGTCTTCTTTGCATCGCGATTGGCCTTGGCATCGAGAATCGCCATGGCCTCGTCGAGCAGACCCAGCTTCACGAGGCCGGCCACCAGCTTTCCATCCGTCTTGAATGTGGAGCCGAACTTGGCGGCGGGAGTCGTGAGTGTCTCCTTCGTCTGGGAATCAAAGGCCGGATTGACAATCGTGGCATTGAGAAAGAACACGACAGAATCCTTCAGTTGCCCAGGCTTAATGGCCACCTTCTTCTTCGCCGCCAGCTCACAAAAGTCGCCCATGAGAACCCGCACAATCGTATCAACATGCTTGCCACCCTTTCGCGTATTGATGCCATTCACGAACGATACATGCTTCTCATCTGGCAGATGGTCCTCATCAAAGAGGTTCTTCGTGAGTACACAGGCCACCTCCCAGCGATCGGAGCAACGCTCATAGGCGACGGCCGACTCCGATTGAACGAAAGTCTTCACATACTTCTCAAAGGTGTTCACGCCAATCGTGGCCCCGTTCCAGGATACCTTCACATCCTTTCCTGCAAGCGCGGCGATCTCAATCACACGCGTATGCATTACGGCAATCATATCCGCCACATTCAAATGCTGAAAACGGGTCGTATCGGGCTCATATGTGATCTTCACGAACCCCTTTTGCCCCTTGTCGGCCTTAATAGACGGCTTCGAGGCCTTTGCCATGTGTTCCGTCCACGTTTGAGAATATTTCTGGCCGTGTTTTGGGCTACGCGTCTCAAGCACGAAACGATTGCTGAAGATGTTCGTGAGCTTGGCTCCGTAGCCATTCTTGCCTCCCACGATCTTATCCTCCCCCTTATCGTAATTCCCGCTTGTGAGTAGCTGGCCGAAAATCAGCTCAGGGGCGTATACCTTGTATTCAGGGTGCTCCTCAATAGGAATGCCATCGCCGTCATTCTCCACTTGAATCGTGAGGGGGCTCTCCGTAATCGTTACATCAATGTGCTTAATGGGGGTGCGACCCTTCTCAGTGGTGCTTCGCACGAGGGCATCGCGGGCATTCACAAGAATTTCGTCGAAAAGCTTGTAGAAACCCGGGTTGAATGCCAGATGACGATAGGCCATCTTTTCCGTGGAAGAATTCCATATCCACCGCCCCTCCTCATGCGTATCCGTCGAACCAATATAGGTGTCGGGAAGCTCGAGAATGTGCTCGCGGTGTGTATGCTTCTTATACTTAGAGGCCTCCATACAAGGGAGGGGGCTGGGCCGGGACTCAATTTTTTATTCGGCGGCAGGCCCCTTTACAAGAACAAGGAGTTTATCATTATTCCATCCGGGGCTGTATCGCTCTTCGTGATTACAAATGACAAAATAGGCCTCTGCACACTGGGGTAGAATCTGGTTCAATGCTTGTTCATATCTCTCCTCGGGAGTTGAACGGAATACATCCTCCACTATCAAATAGCCACCGGGTTTTAAAAGGGGGAATCCCTCCTTGATAATGCGAATCTGATGGTCGAACTCGTGGCTACTATCATCGAGAATCACATCATATTGGCCACTGGGAAGGGCAAGAGCACGAGCAACGTCGCCATCCTTGCTCACATCCATTAGAGCTTTAAAGGGCTTATGTTTTATGGGGAGATTGTCAATATTCTTGAGGAAATTCTCATCGCGGTCGAAAAAGCAGAGCTTCGCTTTATGGAAATATGTGCTCCATAGAACAACGGAAGAACCCCCTGAAACGCCAATTTCTGCAAACTGAATTTCTCGAAATCGAAGAGGGGCAAATAGCATCGAATAGACACCAGTGTAAGGGTGGCGGTGGACTTCGGGATGTGTTCCATATGGCGTCTTATCTGCACAGGTTAGAATACCCATATGGCATAAAAATGTATAGGCTCCTGTAGTGTCAATCACAACGTGTTGAATGGCTTTTACAGGACTTTTCATCTGGCTTTATGAGTTTAAACTCTTTAGGCATCTCAATGTAGATTATCAAGGGTCGCTTTCAGAGTATTCATTGCATTCTTCGCCATTTGGAGGTCGGATAGTTTTATTGTAGTGGTTGCCGTATTCATGGCGGCAGGGGTTGTCGTAGGGGGCATTAATGAGGCCGTTTGGGCATCATTACTCGGTGTGGTGGGTTCTGGCATGGCATTGGAAGGTGTTGCTGTGCTACTCGAAGGTGCGTTCTGGAATCCTTGGACAGAATTCGCCATGAGTAAATATAGGACAACGAGCCCAGCAAAAATTCCGAGTGCAAGAGTATAATCCACCTTTTTCATCTATTATGTAAATAGGAAATGACACCGCCCCAAAAAGGAGGATTTTATCCATCGGTCATGGGAAATATACTTATCACGGGGCCGGCATTTATATCTGCTAGTCTTATACAGGCATATCGTCTTATCAAAAACAATACGACGCGAATGGCATCGAGAAAACGGCATTTAAGTAGGAAGATTCGGCGTAACCGAAGATCCTAGGCTCCCCGGCCCGACAGCGCTTTTAGCTTAAAGATTCTTTCAAAATACGCACATAGAAGAATGTCCCTCGTCCGTCCGAATGCAAATGGAAATCTCTTTGAAGTGAAAACTGTTCAGTCCGGGGCATTTCGCACCTTGATTGAGGCTCTGAAGGAGATTCTTACGGAGGCGAACCTGGAGTTCGATTCGCAGGGTATTAAGATTATGGCCGTAGATGAGACTCATACTGTGCTCGTGTATCTGCGTCTACATTCCGATAAGTTCGAGACGTTCTATTGCCCTGCAAAGCATGTGCTTGGCGTGAATATGATTTACTTTTTCAAGTTGATTAAGACGATGGGGAATAACGATTCTCTCACGCTGTATATGCCGGCGAACAATCCCAATAAGCTGGGTATTCGTATGGAGAACTCGGAGAAGTCGACTGTCACTAACTACTTTCTGAAGCTGTTCGACACGGATGTCGAGGATATTCAGATTCCTTCGCTGAACTTCACGAGCATTATTCACATGCCGAGTGTGGACCTTCAGAAGATTTGCCGGGACATGAATGCTCTTGGTGAGAAGCTGGATGTGGAGATTACTTCTAGCGCATCGGATTTGATATTTAAGTGTATGGGTGATTTTGCAGAGCAGGAGACTATTATTTCGGAGAATAATATGTCAAATATGAAGGTTCATAAGTCGGCGAATGCTGCCGCGGAAATTGTTCAGGGCATTTTCCAGCTGAAGCATTTGGTTCTGTTCACGAAGTGTACGAGTTTGTGCCCGTCTATTGAGCTGTATTTGAAGAATGATTATCCTCTTATTTTGCGCTATACTGTCGCGAATTTGGGAGAGGTGAAGCTGGTGCTGGCTCCGATGAAAAATAAGTCGGGCGTGGCTTAAATAGACCAGGATATGCTGAAGAAATATTAGTAATTTTACAGCTATGTATTACATGGCAGTAAAATTCCAACGTTTTTTGGGCCCTTTTTTCTAAAAAGGGCTAAGTACGTTTTTGGGCCCTTTTTTCTAAAAAGGGCTAAGTACGTTTTTGGGCCCTTTTTTCTAAAAAGGGCTAAGTACGTTTTTGGGCCCTTTTTTCTAAAAAGGGCTTTCTAAAAAGGGCATTACATCTTCTTATTCACATGCGGCGTATACAGAACATCTGCAGGAACAAGTTTGGCATGAAGCAACTTTAGCCCCGAAGGAGTGTGAAATGCCTCACAATCCTTATTCCAAACCTTAATGACATAAAAGCCAATCTTGGACTGGCCATTGGATAAATTCATAATTTTCGGGCTAATACTGATTCCAACTATGGAATCGGCTGCATCATGAACTGCCATATTCATCATTGAACCGATAATATATGACTTATATAAGTCCATTCCATCCTCGGCAGAACCGCGGAGGCTATAACTACCACCACGAATATTTTGGTAATTCTCCCACAAAGGTGGAATAGGATCCTTCATACAGAAATACATTCCTCGCCTGAGCTTATCGCCCAATTCCTGGAACATGCTCACAGCATCTTGTAGCGTTGACATCTTTCCAAGTGGCTGAAATGTATCCAAGGTCCACCTCTTTTCTTTTGGTGCATGGAAATACAATGTCCATGTGCCAGAAGGAAGTGGAGTACGCATCAATTCCATCGTACACTGCATCTATGAGTTAGTATCAGCAATTTTTTTAGGTGGGCTTATTTATGGCCAAGTACTAGACCTTATAGCCTCCCAAACATTTCAGTAAGCTCATCTATTTTCATATCAACTTCATCGGTAGATTCACCCTTTTTAACTAGTTTTCTTTTTTCTTTTGTTAGTTTCTGAATTTGTTGATTTACTTTTTTCTGCTCCTCACTAAATTCAGCATGTGTCAACATACCATGTGCTTTTACAGGTGCTCTACGAGAGCGCTCCGATCGTCGAAGGGGCGTGGGCATCCTAGGCGGGGGTGATACCATCATAGCACTATTCGGAACGCGACTGGGAGACATCATTATATTATTCGCTCGAGAAGAGGCTTTGGGGAGTGAACGCCTCGACTTAAAAAATTTAAATAATCCATTCATAACTCTACTTGAAGCACCCGCTTTCTGTTTATATTTACGCGTCGCTGCCGCTCTTTTAACCTTTCTCGTTGCCATACTACTTATATCTCTAGATTTTTCAAACAACGAATATCGGCCGTATGTTCATTCCCGAATGTATCAACATACTGGACATTGTGAAATCCTGAATCTAAGGTGACAGAGGAATGAATTTGCCAAATCGAAATAATATGTGCAACTGCAGGAATAATCCCATTAATGTGAAATATACGCAGATTTTCAATGAAATCGGTTAAATCATACAGAACTTCCTGCGAATCTTTTTGTGTAATTGTTAATGAAAGAACCGGAAGAGGAATTGGCTTGTATTTCAAAGAAATATCTTTCATGGAACTATCAAACGTCCATGGAATAAAAATGCGTTCCTTAATATCATATATTAAATATGGCTCATCTCCGTCCGTATATGTTATGTCATATGGATAAGGTACACAATTATTTTCTACAAACATGTAATATGGATGTGGAATATATGTAAACAGACTAGATATATAGGTGTATATTTTATCAAATGTATTTACAATGTATATTGCAACTTGGATAATCCACGCCGGAATATTCATTCTAATAATAATATTGTTCTCCTGCTTTATATCCTTAGCAGGTAGTGGAAGGAGTTACTGTTGTAGGCGTTCCATTCGGGGCTAGTGCTGTAGGGGTGGATTGTTTCGGCGTGCATGCAGAGGGTGTAATAGTAGTTGGTGCAGTAGTTGTTGCAGCATTGGATGCCACACCCGTAGTTGTGGGGGTTGTAGTTACGGGTGCTGTAGTTATGAGGGCGGTTGTTGCTGCTGGCGGAGGTGCCAATTTCACATCAAACATAACGAAAATGAATGTGATTGCCAATATAAACATCGGTATCATAAGAAGTCCCCATGCTACTATCTCTGCATTATGTATACTAAGCCAGGCCATTAATGATACCGAAATGAGTCCTAGTACCAAATGTTCCGGTATATTTGCGCGCTTTCCAGAAAAAATATCGCTTACAAGTATTCCCGCGAAAAGGGCCAATGTTATAATTGCTGGGTAATACATTTCTTTTATATAAAGCGAAAATTATCAGGTAGGCTTGAAAAGGACACGCTCTCGAGTAGGGTCCCAACGCCCTACGTGCTGTGGCTCACCAGACTCATTTGCAATGTATACGAAATTCGTGGAAGGATCCTTGTAAAAGGTTCTAGACTTATAGGTGAACTCTTCAAGGCCCTCCTCTTCCTCCTCTTGGGCCTCCTCTTGCTCCTCTTGGGCCTCCTCTTGCTCCTCCTCAACCACCTCCTCTTGGGCCTCCTCTTCCTCCTCAACCACCTCCTCTTGCTCCTCTTGGGCCTCCTCTTCCTCCTCTTGCTCCTCTTGGGCCTCCTCTTCCTCCTCTTGCTCCTCTGGGGCCTCCTCTTCCTCCTCTTGGACCTCCTCTTCCTCCTCAACCTCTTCCTCCTCAACCTCTTCCTCTTCCTCTTCCTCTTCCTCTTCCGCCTCGTCCTCTGAAACAACCATCTCAGGTGCATCCTTAAACGTAATCGCCAAATCCTTCATTGCATTGATAAACAATGTCGATGGCACACTAGGCTCAACAACATTCGTAGTCGAGTTCTCCCGATGCACATGCACTGCCGGGTTTACACCACTGCGCTCTGCCTCCAACATCCCCACACGATAGGAGAGATTATCAAGAACATTGGTTGCACTCCTTCCATTAATACCCTTACTACGAATCACCTCCTCAATCACCTGAAGGCGCTCGTGGATAGTCTTTTCCAAATTCTGGAACAACTCATGAATCATTTGATCGGAACTCATGGAACTACTCGATTTCCATTCAAGTCTCTACTCAATTTTTTTACCGCCAAGTATTTAAATTAAGTACTTGGCGGTACTTATATTGTGCCTACATGTCGATATCGCCATATCAGGCATGCGAACGAATATGGATATTCATGACAGAATCTAAGGTGCTATCGCGATCCTTCAACGGCTTACTGCGCTTCAGACGCAATCCCTCTTCTGCCCGCTTTGTATTTTCCTGTGTAAAAGCCCCACCCATATTGCCATGCTTTAGATTGCTATCGAAAAAATCAATAGGCTTCGTATCAATACTTCCAAGAATACTCACCATGGGCGGCATATGTAAATCAATACGCACCTTACCCTGACGAATCGTTGCACGAAAGCATTCAATCGTCATCGGCCCTCCAAATAATTCAAGGGCCTCTCGTGCAGGCGATGGAAATAACCGCGTCTCCCCCTTCGGGTCATATACGCGATGTAGAAGAGCAATCCGCTCCCACCGCACATGCGGGTCAATCGTCTCATTCAATAAATATGCCAAAGAGCATTCTGGGCAACAAAAGTTCCCATATACATGAAACACACCGGCCACTTCACGTTCCGGAATAATACACGGCATTCCCTTGAACTTATGTGCACACCAAAAGCAGGCGATGTCCACGTCCTGTGGAAGCGTCTTTGCCACAGATGTATTGCGATACTGCATCATCAAGTTCACATTGGAATAGCATGGCATGGGCCGATACTCCTCCGTCTTAGGAGTTTCAACAATCTTAGGGGTAACAGGCTCAGGCTTTGTATCGACAATTTCCTGCCCCCCTTCAAACACATTGCTATTCATTGCATCATACGGCTCCGGTTCACCTAGAGCTTCCGTATTTATTCCCGAAAAGTTCACTTCCTTGGAATGAACCCGCAATTGAGCAATAAGGGGGCGCCGAATTTCGGGAGTAAACGAACCCTGTATACCATCTGGCGTGATTGTTGCTACCACCTGAATAGGCGTCTTTGTCTTCTTTTTATCTGTTGTAGGTTGTTTCTTTGCTCTCGGCGGCATTTCTAATAACTTTGAATGACCTATATTTAGGCCACTTACCGCTAAGTAACTACTGACACGACCTGGGGTCTAAGGATATTGTTATAGAATAGCTAAGAAATGGAGGGGCTCGGGTTACCGACACGAATACAAATATTGTTCAATACATTCCTAAAGCATCCGGAAACGCGCAGTCATCTTCTTCTTATCGGTCCTCCGGGCTCAGGAAAGACCACATCTGCCAAATTTCTAGTAGAGGCTATTCATGGAAAAAATGCCGGGTCCTCACTTTTTGGCCGAGCCCTTTTTCTCAATTCCAGCGATGAGCGTGGCCTTGAAGCTGTAAGAAGCAGAGTATATCCCTTCGTGCGCTCTTCATTTCAAGCCCTCTTCCCTGTAAGTGATGCACCCAAAATCATCGTCTTTGATGAAGCCGAGACGCTCACCGATCAAGCCCAAATTGCGTTAAGACCTCTGCTCGATGAATTACCCAAATCGATTCTGATCATTTTTCTGTGTAATTCCATTTCTCGAATTCACGCCTCTATTGTTCATAAATTTATGGTCATTCCATTTGAAGCCCCGAAGTTCCATGATTTCAAACATCGTATGGGAATGATCACAAAAAGTGAGGAAGCAACTTCCATATCTGGCCTCGATGTTGAATTCCGGCGTGGAGATATTCGGTTCTTCATATTAAATCCCAAAAAATATAATGAATGTACGAAATTGTGGCAAGATGTATTGACCTGCCATAATTCGCAATTAAATTCCCTATTTACGACAACCCTTCAAAAATGGACCTATCCAGATCTTGCAATGTTCTGTATTTATTGCTGTAAAACACTTGGGCTCCTAACAGCCCCATCTCTTATAGAAATTCTCCATATAACTGATACTGATTTTGTAAAGATGATTAGTATCAAGCAACGTTCCTATTTACTGAGTAAGTGGTTTCAAACGTTCGTCAAAGAAAAATTGGAGACCTGGCCGCCCCCCTCTTAAAGAATACGAACGTTCAATGCCCTTAACATTCACACCCCTACGAATTTCCACCTTAGTTACTACAGGCCATCTTGGATCAACGATTCAGATTAAGAACCTCTTTCATGCAATCCGTGAACATCTTATCCCTATTGGATATCCTAAGGAGGGGATTTTGAAAATGGAATGTGAAATGCAAGTTGTCGGCTACTCTGCCCGCGATCTTCTTACGAAGCGCCGTGTTAGTGAGAAGACCTTCTTCAATCAGGGGACTATTGTAATTCGAAAGAAGCGCGATGATGGCGACAAGGATTTCAAGGAAGTAAATGTGAAGATCTTTGCAAATGGCGGATTTCAAATGACAGGTGTAACCAATGAAGAGTTTTCTAAAGAGACTATTCTTTGGCTTATTAGCGTGCTCAATACATTCACTCCGGCAATAAGCACGACTCCTTTAGAGCTCACGAAGTTCTCTGTTCAGCTATTGAACAGCGACTATAAAATGAATGCCTTGGCGAAGCGGGCGGAACTACATAAGCTCTTGTGCGAAACGTACCATCTTTCGAGCACATTGGAAACGACCATTTATCAGGGTGTTAATACGAAATACTATTATAACGAGGAATCTCCGGCAGATGCCTCAAGGGGAATATGTAATTGTCCGCGATTCTGTTCCGGCCAGGGAGATGGTACTGCTATCGGCAATTGTAAACGCATTACCATTGCAGTATTTCAAACGGGGTCGATTATCATCACCGGCGCTAGATCAAAGAGGCAATTGGATGAAGCATATGAATATATGAACCGAATTATGCAAACGCACGAACGCGAAGTAACTCGTCCGGCAATCGAAACTCCGGATGCGTAAAAAACCATTACTCTGTTTCCCAGAACTTCTCAGATTTTAGTATGTCCGCTCCCTCTGAAATTGTTCCTCCCGTTGCAGTTCTTTTTCAGGCCGCCAAGCTCTCACTAAAGCAGGATAAGCCTATTCAGCTTGACTACTACGTCGACACCTATAATGGTGCTGCATTTATGGGTGAGGACCAGGAGACGAAGGAGAAGATGCTGGTCAAGTCGAATGAGGAGTTCACGAGCCTTATTCAGAATGTGTACAAGGTGGGTGATGATTATATTGTAATGACGGAGAATAGTATTTATATTGTTTCGGGTAAGATACAGAAGCGGAGAATTCAGGCTCCTGCACTCCGTGATATGAACTGATTTTTATCTCGGGTCTAAACAGATATGAAGGGCAAGAAGATGGGTTCTAAGAAGCGTACAATGCGCGGACGTAAACAGCGTGGCGGCCAGGCCCCTGTGAATGATTCTAGCATGCTCTCGCCGAGCTCCTCTAGTCTTGCACAGGGTATTGATTACAAGCAAATCCATATGGGTCAGCATGGCGGTGCAGCCCCCGTGGAATCTCTTGGTGCTACTCTTCCGCAGGAACTCCAGGGTCCGGCGGCGGTTACAAGCACGATGAATGCGTTCCGTGATATTCAGGGGATGAGTGATCAGACTGGTGGTGCACGGCGGAGAGGTCGTGGCACTAAGCGTTCCAAGCGCTCATTGAAGCTATACGGGGGTAACTATAAGATGTATGGGGGTGTGGGCTGTAAGATGTATGGTGGCAAGCGCCGCAAAGGAACCAAGCGTGCATTCAAGCTATATGGCGGTGGTGCAAACGCGAATCCTGCTGCAGCTTCTTCGCCTGGCTTAATCCTACCCTCTTCTGTGACCCAAGGTGGCATGAATCCCGAATGGGACTTGGCGAAGGATCCTCAGGCGTTTGCCCCCAAGATGGGTGGTGGCAATCTTAAAATGTATGGTGGTAAGCGCCGCGGAGGAACAAAGCGCAGAAAGGCGAAGAAGTGGTTTGGCCTGTTCTAAATAGACGGACACAGCGAAAAAATGAGATTCTATTACTATAGGATTTCATTTTTTATATACAGCCAAGTACATTACGCTAGACGTTAGTGCCATGTACTTAAAATAAGTACTAGACGTTACGGAAACAACCCCTTCAGCAATTCCCGATTCTTTGTTAAAATCGCCTTATCCTCCTGCACCATATACAGCGTGATCTTCAAATGAAGATTTCCTTTGTGCGTCAAACCCTTCTTGGGCATTCCCTCTCCTTCCACAACAACATCGTCGCCGTGCATAGTTCCTATAGGGATTTTCACTAAGAGCCCATCAGGGTGGGCAGGATGGCCCTGAATAACGCGCTCCGTCCCCAGAATACCCTCGGCGAACCGAATATTGAGTCCACACGACAAATCATCACCCGTTCTTGTAAACTGGCTATTCTCCTCTGTATCACGCATGATGATTCGAACATCACCCGGCTCATGAAAATCATGATGGTCCGAGCACTCATTGGGAAATATGAGAACCTCCCCCGGCCTCATACCAGGCTCAATCTTCACATGAAGCGTCTTCTCATGCGTCGTAAACTTTACGCCATTACACTTTGAACAATTCGACACGGGCTGTTTTCCAGCCGTTCCACACTGCCCACACGGCCCGCGTGTAATGGCCTGCATGCCCGGTCCCATCATAATACGCGATTCACGGAAACCAGATCCCCCGCATCCCTTACATATCTCAAACATCTCTGCCCCCTCTCCGCGACATGTAGTACAAAACTTCTGCCGTTCGAATTTCACCTGAATAGTTTTCCCGTAGTAGAAATCACGAAGAGATAATCCGATCTCGTGGATTTTCGGCGGGGCCTTCTGTTGTTTCATATTCTGTTGGCGAAATGGGCCTCCTGGACCACCGCCCCCTCCAAACATATTTCCGAAAATTCCGCCCAAATCGAAAGGGAAGGGCATCCCTCCACTCTGAGGATGATCCACCTCCTCTCCAGGAATTTGGCCCGTCTGGTCATAAAACCCGCGCTTACTATCATCGGAAAGAATCTCATAGGCCTGCTGTACTTTTTTGAACGTCTCTGCATCGCCGCCCTTATCTGGATGAGCAGTTTTCGACATCTTCAAGTACGCCTTCCGGATTTCCTGGGCATCGGCGTTTTTCTGTAGACCGAGTCTTTCATACAGGGACATCCTCCTATCTTTCAGGAAAAATAAGTATATGTTTAGACCATTTAATCAGCACATCGTGGTACCGCCAGGGTTTAGACCGGTGCTGATTTTAAATGAGCGTTTTCATTAACTTCTTTTTCAATAATATCAACTCTTAAACTATAAATATTATTTTCAACTAGCCGTTTGTCAATTACTTTAACTTGAGATGGAACGTGTAGTTTTACTTTAACTTTAATATCTTTTGGAACATAACCGCATATATCTGTTACTTTCTTTATAATAATTGCCGAAGAATCATATTTATTAGGCTCAAAACTCATATCAAGCATATCACCAATATTTATGTCCTTTATAGTATCTTTATAGAAACTTACTCCGGATAATAAAAAACTGGTAACTGGAAATGATTGAACATATGTATGTTTTTCAAAACCAAATACTCTTCTCCAATCAGCCATACTATTTCTTTATATCAGATTTAGTTTAAGTCTGATATAAAACGCTCATTTAAATTCCGCCAGGGTTTAAACTCTCTTCAATATATAAAGGAATGGTGAAAATCCACAACATATATGCCTCTGGTCTGAAAAGAGGGGTTGAATCATTTCAACACAATCCGAATAAAAAGGTGTTTTACGTGGAGCATCCTACGGAGGGCTGGCGCGTATTTCTGCGCGCTGTCTGTTTCATTCACGAAGAGGGGTATCCTGATCGGCGGCGATTCATAGTTACTAGGCGCACAGACGGCAATCCCACAGAAAAGGTCTGGGAGGCACCCAAGGGACAAATGGAGGGAAAGGATGGTCTTCAGCATCCCAGATGGTCGGTGATGAAACTTCTGAAGGAGAATATCAAGCGGGAGTGTAAGGAGGAGGCGAAGATCGAGCGATTCGTGAGTCTCGAGCCTGTAGAAGGGCTCATTTTACAGGGCCGAGAGCAGGAATATCCGCCGAATTACTTCTTTCAGTATCAGGTGTTTCAAGGAATCGTAAAGCAGGCCGTTCTACAGAAGGCGGTCGATATTTTCGCCTGGTATAAGAAGCACCCGAAAGAGTTTCAGCGTCTCAGCCACGATGACAATGAAAAGGATGAAATAACCTGGTATTCGCCTAGAGAGACCCGTATTATGGGGCGCTGGTCGCCTGCACTCACGAAGATGTATTTGGCTGAGCGATAACCTAGCGCGTCTTTAAACATTCAAATAAAACATGTACATATAATATATAAATGCCTATCAAATTTCTATATGGGATTAAAGAGAATAGAAGGGATGTGACCGAAATATGTTTAACTAAATTAACCAATAATAATATTATTACTATTCCAAAAGGTGATAATAATCGGGCTCAGTTTTTTAGTGACCATTTAGTGGGAAAAGTCAAAAAAATATATATCATTATTGATGACAAGGAATTTGAATATGATCATTTGCAAACTATTAAAGTGAATTTGAATGATTATAGTATTCATGTATCAGATGAAAATGATTTTAATAATAAATTAAACTCTATACATAGTAAATTACAACTTAAGTACGGAACATTCAAAAGTGAGTTACCTGAACAAAAAATGGCTGTAAGATATTTAACAGGAAAGGAAAAGGTTTTAGAAATAGGGGGTAATATAGGGCGAAATTCGCTAGTAATTGCTTCTATTGTAAATAATGATACATTTGTAACATTAGAAAGCAGTGTATCAATTTCCAAACAATTAGAAGAAAACAGGAATTTAAATAAGTATACATTTCATATAGAGAATTCAGCGCTATCAAAAAGAAAATTAATACAGAAGGGGTGGGAAACAAAGCCAAGCGACGTTTTGCAAAATGGGTATGTATGGGTAAATACTATAACGATTGATGAATTAAAAAATAAATATAAGATTGAATTTGATACATTAATATTGGACTGCGAAGGGGCTTTTTATTATATTTTAATGGATATGCCTGAAATATTAGATAATATAAAATTAATAATCATGGAAAATGATTATACCAATATATCTCATAAAAAATATGTCGATTCTGTCTTAAAAGAGTATAAATTTTATAATGAATATAAAGAGGCAGGAGGATGGGGATGTTGTTATCATAACTTTTTCGAGGTCTGGAAAAAATCACCAGTATAATTAGTATATAATGAGTTCTTATTCTATTATCATTACAGCATCACATATACAATCGCATCCATCTATTGATTTTATTAAATGTACAATTGAATCTTTAGAAAATATACATATGAAAAATGATACTCAAATTATACTTGCGCATGATTATAGTACAAATAGTAATTTTCATACATATCTTATAGATCTTAAAGAGTATATTGCTGATAAACATCATGTCCAAATTGTTGTATGTGATAAATATGGACATTTAACAGGGAATATTCGTAATGCATTCGAATATATTCAAACAGAATATGTTTTAATAATACAACATGATTTGCCCTTTATAAGGGAATTTGAAATAGAAAAGGTAATAGAAGATATGAAAAATAATCCTAAATTAAAACATATTAGATTTAATAAACGCGCAAATATAAAAACAGGTAGTGATGCAATAAACGATTTATTTGGAAAACAACTTGTTTCGCTAAATTATATATATACAAGAACCCCTTCATGGTCTGATAATAATCATTTATGCTGCACAGATTATTATAGAGATATTATTCTCAAAGAATGTAAAAATGGAAAACCTATGGAATCCTATCTAATTACAAAATCAAATACTGAGGTAATACATAATAAATATGGAACATATCTTTTAGGTCAAATAAATGAACCAGCATATATAAAACATATTGATGGTAGATGTAGAAAACACTTATAATGTCTAGTACCGCTAAGTACTTAACGTCTAGTACTGAAGTTAAGTACTCCGCGGTACATTCATGTGAATGCTATTATTATTTAATTTAATTGCGCCGCAATTAAATTAAATAATAATATTAAGTAATGTATAGTAATGAAAATTTGTGTATATTCCTGTAATTTTGGGAATTATCGTAGAGAAATAAATGTAATTAATACTATAAAAGTCACAGAGGGTGTTGACTACTATTTTTTTACAGATAATAAGGAATTAAAATCAACCAAATGGAAGATTATTCATTGCCCAATGATCCCGAGCGATAAAACTATGAATTCATCTCGATGGACATCTAAGTATGTTAAATTCGTATTACCGGATGCTTTGAAAGAGTATGATATTATCATTTGGTGCGACAATAAGTGTTTAAAAAAAATGAATATAGATATAAAAGAAATACAGAACTATTTTTTAAATAATTCTTATCGAATTGTGAATTTTAAACATAATAGAAGGGCTACTCTAAAAGAGGAATTGAAATACACTATAAATATAAAGGTAGAAAATTGTGCTAATGCCGAAAAATTTTTAAAAGAGATTGATGGAATTGAATATAAGTGCCCCTTACCTGATACATGTTATATTGTTCGAAAAAATGAGGAAATAACAAATCAATTATTTGAACGCGTATACAATTTACTCAAAGAAAAGGGATTAAAACGGGATCAAAATGTATATAATCATGCAATATATGAACTGAATTATCCTATAGAGGATATTTATATAAAGAATACATGTAACTTATATTAAATAATTATTTTTGCACATTTATCTCTCTCCTTAAATTCCGTTTGAACTTTATCTTTGAAAAATTTTTTAACACAAAATGTCTCTAAAGGGCGTGCCAAATCATCCACATATACTATAGTCCCTGGTTTTGAAAGCAGAGTGGCCCAATAACAAGGTATTAAACGCCCAGGTTTTTGTGATGTATACCCCTCTGGTCCATCTATGATGATTATGTCAAATGGAGCCTCCTGTAGTAATTTTTCGGGAATTGTAAATTTCGCAATTTGTTCATCGGTCAATTTGGGACTGGATGCACATGTTGTTTTATAATCATATTTAATAATCTTCTCCTGAGGTATATTTTTGATGTTTAATTGAATATATTCATCCTTGTTTTCAACGAAGAATGTATTCTTGTGATTCCCTTCATACCACATTCTACTATCATAACCTAGACCGAATACCAGCATTTTCGTTTTCTCCGTAAATTGTTGAAACACATCATTTATTACACTTTTATGTATTTGAATCTTAGAGTTATAATGTTCCATTATACTCCTAGCCAAGAATATAAATAAGGGGTCTAAGTAAATCTTATAGACTACACGTAGTAATGAAAACCAGCCTGATAGGTCAAGAAGAGGCGATCAGTCTCCTAGAAAAAGTCATCGATGACCCTCCCCATATTTTCATATCGGGCGGCTACGGATCCGGAAAAACAACTATCATGAATGAGTTCCTATCCGCCTATTTTCTCAATAAAAACATTCGACCCAATCGTGAATCCATCCTATGGCTCTCATCCGAGCAGGATCGCGGTATTCATTGTGTCCGGCAATCCGTTGCCGAGTTTGTCCGTCATACGACGAACACGCCGAGCATCTATAGATGGATCGTGGTGGATGATGCCGACTCTCTGCCCATCATCTCCCAACAGGCGCTCCGTCGACCCATGGAAACACATTCCCACATCACCCGCTTCATCTTTTGTAGCCGATACACGACCGATCTCATCCCCCCTCTCCGTTCCAGGTGTATGCACGTGGAAATCGACACGATTTCTCCCTTCCTCCTTGTAAACCATTTCTTTGAGCAACAGGGGACTACCGGTATTACCCTTTCCAATAACGCCTTTGCCACATTCATGTCCCTCTCGAAGACTCCTACGGAAATCCGTACTATCACAAAAATCGTGGGTAAACACTTTCAGCCGAAGGCCCCTTATGAGATACAGAGCTCCGATATTATTGACCTCTTTTCGGCGCCCTCCTTTTCCCTCTGCCTCTCGCTTCTAAAGGCCTATATCATGCAGAAGAATGACGAGATGTTTCATATTTTTATCAAACTCTGGATGACCGGTATTAGTTATGAGGATTTTCTACACGACCTCGATTCGTCGATTTATATGCTAGGAGTCATCCCGGCAGAGAAATCGCAGAAGATTCACAAGTTGCTTCTTCGTGGCTGGATGTACTTTGCCCAGGGAAAGACGCATTCGTTAGATATGATGCGACTATTCCTGGAGGAATTAGAAGAGGATGTCCAAGCCGATTAAAATGTTTCGAAAAGAGCCCCCTCTCGAATATGTGGAACACATTTTACGAGAGATGGGATTTATTGGCATACATGATCTACGATGGTTCTCAAAGGATGAAATTCGGCTTTCAACTTTGGAAGATTGGTTGCCCGAGCTGGAAATGTACTATTTGCCATGTAAGGCCCGACGATTCATCCATTTGTGGACTGATACGTCGATTCTGACAATTTTACGGCATATTCTTCATTGCCACATGTATACACTGCAGAAGGAGGAACGGCTCTATAAAGGGGTAAAGCAACTTCTGTATCAAATTCAGCCTATGAAAGGGCGATTTGATTTGAGTGGGGCGAACTTAGAGGTGAGTTTTGATTAATCGGAAATATAAACAGCATAGAGCAGACATGACCCCACATACGGAAACCCATTATAGAAAATACGGATATCTTCTATTAGAGCACTTTCAAAATCTGAAATCCATATTTAAAAGAGAACGCTATGACAACTATCTCATTTTTTCACCTACGGAATTCTCATCACGGCGTCCTGATATTATGATACGACCAACCACGACTGCCGTCTTGGAAATGATATTCACATATGATGGAATGAACGGACAACAACGGCTCTCTCGATATTGTTTTTTGGATGGAGATGGATTTCGTATCCCCGAGCCCTATTTTCGCCCATTTGAGCAACGCGTGGATCGATGGTTAGATCAAATATCTGAAATTCATATGGAGTCGCTAGTCTAAAAATAGCGAATACATTCCGGATCGCGTTCAAATCGGACAACAATTGCATTCAAAAATCGGGCGAAATCATATTCAACCGATGTTCCAGATGAATGAATGAGTATTTTCAGTTTTCCAGGATTCAGCATAGATGGGACAAAACGTACAGGTTCACCCTCGGAAATAATACAAATACTTACCGGTGGTAATGAGGCCATTTCCAGAATAGTAGAGGATTTTCCGGTATTCTTCTCTCCCACTATCATGAGTGGACGTTTTTCTTCGGATGTGAGATAGGACCTTACATATAACACTTTTTCAGAATGTTTTATGATGGGAGACAACATATATTATATTTATAGGAGATCGTTTAGACTTATTTTAAGTACTATAGGTAGATGTCGGCCAAGGCGACTAGGGGATTGACTTTCGAAGATCTCAGTCGTTCTGAGAATTTAATACAAATACAAGGGGCTATAACAAGAAATGAAAAACGGGCACAGGGATCACGTCATTTTACCGAGTCTCAAATAGGGTCTCTTCGATCCCGGCTTGGTGAAATAAGAGCTAGTAGGAAAGTCTCAAAGGTCGCTCCGCTAAAGGTCGCGCCGCCATTACCATCCGTTCCCTCTTCCAATGAATCCTCATCATCCGCTCGTTCAAAAACACGGCGGGCTCTCCAGAAAATAACCAATATGGGCTTTTCAAATGTTAAAGCACGGAATGCATTGGCCAAGACTGGTAATATTAAAGCCGCGCTGGAGATATTAATGCAGCCCTCTAGTGAAGAGGAGGTTGTGGCCGTAAGCCCTATGTCAAGCTCTGCATCAAGCTCTGTGGCAAGTCCCGTTCAAAGCCGAGCAGCAAAGGCATTCAAAGAAATGATTGAAGCACATCGGCGTGTAGCAAAACCTTTTACACCATATATGCCCGTTGTAATCTCGGGTGGAACGGGAAATGGCCCTTGTATGTATAATTCGGTCTTTAGAGCATTGTCCTACCACCCATTTGCCGATTTGACGAAAGAATTTAAAATGCCCCGAACAATTCGCGGGTTTTTAAATGAATACGTATTTACAAAGGCCTGGGAGAAAAAATACGAATATACCTATTATGCTATAAAGGGAACAAAAGAACAAAAAAGGGCGGTGGGAATTAATTCTGCAATGGAAGAACTTGTAAAAGAGGAAATTCAAGCCTATCAGCCCGATTTTGTGAAAACATATTTCAAGAAAGGGGATACATCTTTAAAGGGTTTTATAGAAATGGTAAAGGGTGTGAAAATGAATCCGAGTGGAAATTCGGAAACATGGGGTTCAAATGAAGAATTTGTTGCCTTACGTGAATCCCTAAAGGCAATGCACAATATTATCCTATTACAATATTCTCCAAAAGGGAAATTATCAGAAGCAGAGAAACACAAGATAGTATGGAATTTAGAGCAGGAAAATGGAATTGATATTACAGGCCTGGAACTAAAATCAAGGGGGGAGAATAAACCGCAATTTGCCCGATTTTTTCACGAAGAAAATACTGCAGCCTTGGATTGCGATGGTAAGCCGGTTCATCCGTGTGATATACCTGCAAGGCTTCAAATAAATGTCTGGTATAATGGAAAAAATCACTATGAGGCTCTCATTCCTAAGGGGACAAAAGACGAAAAGATACTTCTAACCCAATAAATTTGATAGGATGGAGCGCCTTAGTAAACCCCATATGGCAGATTCTATGATGACCCGGTGTGACCAAGTGAATTGTGTTAGTTTGCTTCCAACACTGGAAACATGGAATTATACGGCAGTAGCGTCGTGTTCTAACTTAAGTACTTGGCGGTAATTTCTTGGATATATTTAGGGATGGAAGATGAGCAAAAAGCTGAAGATATACGGATAATAAAACAGGCTATGATGGATAAATTCGGTGTGAAATCAATATCATCGCTTGGTGAAGGGGGTGAAGGAGAAGTATATAAGATAGGGGATTTTGTTGTTAAAATCATACCATTTTTGGATGATGAATATGAGGAAAATACATTTCATAGGGCGCAATTTGTAAAAGAAATGGAATTTTGGAATCGGTTTTTTCCTAAGAAATCGATATTGAGTCGTATACGCAATGCTGTCACCTGTAGAAGAAGAGGTGTTTGTGGACAAAAACCTTTGACACTCATCGATTTTTTACCGAAATATATTGAATCAAAAGTATGGGATGAGTCCACTACATTTACATATGGTGTTATTGTATTTCAATATGAATATGTTATGGATATGCATAATTATATACATACTTACTATAAGAAAATCCCCTATAAAAGAGGAACAGAAATATTCAATAATTTAGTAAAAGGCTTTCAATTATTACATGAGGCCGGATATGCACATGTTGATATCAAACCGAGTAATATATTGATACGGAATAACTCTAATATACCGATTATTATCGATTTTGGATTTATGTGTAAATTGGAAGAATGTGAAACACAAATTGGAACATATTCATATATTCCAAAAGTGATGCGCCCGTATTTTATCGACCCAGATGATTGGCTTGAAGAAGGAAATTCCAGAGAAAAGAAAAACCCCTTGAAGTTGAAAATGGGGACGAACACGGATAAGTATTCACTCGCTCTTACACTAGGCCAATGGATGACAAATATTGATTGGTCCGGCGGACCTCCTGGTGAAAAGGGGCGATATTCGGCCAAAATACGCGAACTTCAAGCCCCCCTTCGTCGTCGTATTAAAAATACGAGGCGTAATACGAGCCGTGCTAAAAGCCATGCTAATTAATAGATTATGTGGAAGTGCTATCTTCTTATAACTGCCGATGGCGGCTCTAAGAAGACATACGTGGGTGTCACGCCCGATCTAGACCGCCGTTTGGAACAACATAATGGCCTCAGGTCCGGTGGGGCAGCTGCAACAAAAGGACGGCGCTGGGAGCGTGTGTGCCACGTGAAAGGATTTCCAGATCACGTGGCCGCTCTTCAATTCGAGTGGCGGTGGAAGCAGATTTCTAGGAAAATCACGGGGAAACCTTTAGAGCGTCGCTTTGAAGCGCTCCAACAGCTCCTGGGTCTTGATAGGGCTACAACAAAGGCAATAGAATATGAGGAGTGGGCCGAGCCACCTGAGGTTGTCATGGAGATGGATGTTGATATAAATATATATTAAATATCATTTGGAACTAACTCCAGTATAGAATGATATGATTCCAAAAGGAGTTTGCTTTCATTTTCTGCATTTCCAGGATTCAAATGTGGATATATTTCATATAATTCTTCCAGCTTTTCCTTTGCCTGTTTGAGTTTATCATCTATGCTGATCCCTTTGGAACTGGTTGTTTTCCATAAAATACTCTCCGTTTTAAACTCAATAGCAAATCGATCACCATGTAAACCATTTGCACGAACATACCAAATGTGTCTAGGAATATCTGCGGGATTGATATTACACGATGATGGAAGAATTACATTTCGTCTTTTTTTAACTTGATTGATATTCTGCTCTGTTTGGGTTATTAGTCTAAGATTTTCTTTACGATTATCGAACCCGTTACGATTTATATGATCGATACTCTCTATTTGGCCTTTTCCTTGGAAAGCATCACGATTCATTATAAAATTGTGTAGATAAAGGGGTTTTCTTTTTTCATTATGATTTATAGTTGTTGAAATATACCCATTTGTTATGTGCCATGAATATTGTGATACTCTATTATAATCATCATAGTCGATTACAAACATTTTATCTGGTTTGATAGTATCAAGTTCTCCAATAATATACTTTTTTCCATTATAAGTAATTTCATAGTATAAGATTAGATTTGGATGTCTTCCACTAAAACCCATATGCACGAAGTATTATACTTCATATATATGTTTTTATATTTCAAATTTTACTCAATTAATAAAAATACAATATAAAGATCCGGAAACCCTTGGGTGGATTCCTTATCTTTAATTACTGTAGGCAAGGCCACCCATGCCAGACATCACGCGGAGCACGTTGTAGTTCGTCGCGAACACGTACACGGACGCCGTGTTGGTCGTGCCCACCGTGTTGTTAGACACCGTCAGGAGGAGAGTGGTGTTATCAATACGCGACAAGTTGCAGGTGCCGCTGGGCTGGTGCTGCTCGGGCTGCAGCGCGAAGGAGTACACGTTCACGCCCACCGCGGGGATGTTGGTGTGGTGCTGGTAGGGCTGCACCTCGTTGAAGTAGCGGCCCTCGCGCACCTGGAAGCGATCGTGGCCGTTGAGCTGGAGGAGCGCCGTCACTACGGGGTTGTTGCCCGCCATGCCCTCTACGCGAGTGACGGAGTAGCCAGACTCCAGCACGGAGCGGTCCCACCAGTCGGAGAAGTTGAAGGGCTGCGCTCCCTTCCACGGGTTCAGCACCGCGTCGTCGCAAGACACGTAGCTGTCGCGCTGCACCACCCACACCAGCTCCTTGCAAGGGTGGTTGAAGTTCAGCTTCAGCTTGTTGGACGAAGAGGTGATGGACTCCTGGCCCGTGAACTGGAGGGTCTCGATCAGGTACTCGTGGGACACCTGCGCGAACTTGCGACGCTCGTCCGTGTCCAGGTAGATGTAGTCCACGTAGAGGGACGCCGCCACCAGGTTCTGGGAGTTCACGCGGTCGCGCACCACGTGGGTGTTGGACGACGTGGGGGAGTTGTCCCAGCACAGGTTGCGGAGGTCGTTGAACTCGAGGTTCACGCGCACCTCGTGGTACTGGAGCGCAATGAGAGGCAGCGCCAGACCAGGGTTGCGGCAGAACCAGAACTGGAGAGGGATGTACAGCGTGTACTGGGGCGCGCAGCCGCGCACCTC